TGCAGTTGTCCTTGCTAAGGATGCAACTATCGCTAAGTTAACAGCAGATAATGCTGCTGCACTTAAGTCAATTAAGGATGCTTTCAATTCACTTGCAAAGAAGTGGAATGCAAAGAATCCAAAAGCTAAGGTTACCCTAATCAAGTAATTTTTAAGGGCAGTGGGAAACCACTGCCCTTAAATAGGGAACTATTATGGATATACTTTCAAGATTTAAAGAAGCAGCGGTTAAAGAAGAAGCCGTATTTATTGAAAATTATTTTAAAACAACATTTACATGGCAAAATGCTTTAGATTTTATATATAAACAAACTATTGATAGAAACCTAGACCTTGAAGAAAAGGTTAGAAACCAAGATGATAGCGTACACGTTAATGGAAACATTCTGACGCAGCACCCGTTTTGGCTTGCACCACAAACTGGATTAGTCTGGGAAGATTTTCCAGAGATAAAAGATTTTTTACACAAAATAAATTTAGATTCAGAATACGATCATGACTTTTCAAATTGCGATTACTATAAAGAATGGGATGCTAGAAATTGCTCCTGTAGTGCTCTTTGGCATAGCGAAGGAATAAAGGTTTCTTTAGGAGAAAAAACAGTAAATGAACATAGCGACCCTTGGCCAGCCTGCTACTTACAATCGATAGGAACTTCTTTTTGGGAAATAAAAGGAAAAAGCTCAAAGGTAGTTTATGAATTAAAAGAGGGAGATCTTTTGTTTTTCCCTAAAAAAACAACACATCGTGTTTGGGCTAAGGGCCCTAGAGTTGGATTTCTTATAAATGCTGATATAAATAAGCCTATTGCGGAAGATCTTTGATAATGGTACAATTAAATAATGAATGGGATCACTATCATGTAATTCAAAAAAAAGTTCTAAAAGAATTAATTGAAGATATGGAAAGCTTAGAAATACCCCCAGACTGGAGACCAAGAGAAGTCTTAAGTTTAGTACTTAGAAAATTAAAAGAAAAAGAGGCAGCATGCTAAATAGTAAAAAAAGTATATATAAGTCAATCACATGGCCGTTTGTACATGTATTTTTTGTAGGCGGACTACTTTATATTGTAACTAAACTTCTCACAGGAGAAGCTGAATGGGAGTATATTGGCATTGGAGCAATTTCGTATTTGTTCGTAGAAATGTCATTTTACTATATGCATGAAAAAATCTGGGAAAAGATTAAGGGTAAGTAATTAACTTAATGACCGATTTAAATAAATGTGAAGTAAAAGAATGTGCTGGAGAAGCTAAATACATAACTTCTACAGAGAGCAAGGTAATTAAAATGTGCAAGAACTGTTATAATAAAATTTATAAAAGGTGAAACTAAAGGGATAAAGTTGTCACAATACAAGATCAGCGCAGTACAGATAGACGTAAATGGTCTATGCAATGCTGGATGTTGGTTTTGCCCAGTTTCTTATGAAGGAAACCCAAAATCTGCTATTAGAGATATGGAGTTGGTGGAGTTAGAAAATATACTTTCTCAACTTCATAGCGGAAAGGGAGACTTTGTAGATCCTAATCTAAAAAATATTTTTACTGCTAATTACAACGAAGTTTTATTGTATAAAAACTTTGAAGAGATGTTTGGTTTATACAGAAAATATGGATTTACAATAAACATACTTACAAATGGCACCCCTCTTACTAAGAAAAAAGTTGATATTATTAAAAAAAATATTGATGTAGTTGGAGGAATCCTTTTAAATATACCATCTGGAGATAAAACTAGATGGGCTAAGTATGTAAATTTAAATGAAAAAATGTTTGATAAGATGGTGGACAGTGTTTTGTATGCTGCAGAAGAGCTAAAAGAATTAATATTAGAAGATAGATTCCATTTAATGGTTAATGGATTAAACAGCAATTCATTAGTTAAAAATGGTGGATGGCTTGACATACTTCCTGGTGCTCCAGATTTAAATTTAGATGTAGAGAGTGGAGATTTAGCCCAGGAAGTTATACTGCTTAAATCTTTATTCCCATCAATTCAAGTGTTCCCCGCCCATCATTTATACGACAGAGCTGGTCACCTTGCTGACTCGGGAATAATTGATCAGACTTCAGCCATAAATAAATATTTGGCGGGAGAAGGAAAAAAGGTAATAGGATGTAATGGCGGAATAGATGTAAGAAGTAGAACTAATGAGTGGATACATATTAACCCAAATGGTGATTTTTTTATATGTTGTGCTGATTTTGATTTTAAGACGGTTTATGGAAATTCCAACAACTCTACAATTAAAGATATATGGCTAAGCAAAGAAAGAACAGACATGATAGAAGACTCATACTCTGGCATGTGTACCAGGTGCTCAGCGGCCATCTGGGGCTAAGACAGGGCAATTAAAGGGACCCACGGGTAGATGTTGATCCTAATCAACTAAATGATATAATAGATTCATAAGCGGAATACTAGTCCCGCTTAAATAAATAACCTATAGGAGTAATACTATGTCAGACGGAAAAGATTTAACAGGATTTAACCAGACAGGCGAGCAGTCAGGATCAAACGATCTAAACCTACACTTGTCAGATGCACCTGCTGCAGCATTCCCATCAACGGATATGTCAAACCAAGCACAAGCACAAGGCCCAAAGTAATATGTGCGTTGAGTGCGGTTGCGAAAGCGTAGGCAGTCAGACTGGCATAGTTCCAGTTTCAATTATAGATAAAACATCTCAGGGAAACTCTGGAGTTACTCTAAGCATGACCTCAACTCCAGAACAAAGAGAAAGGTTTATCAACGAATAATGTGTAAAGATTGCGGATGCGGAAAAGATGAGCAAATTCAAAATGAATCAGCTCCATCGCCAGCCAGTAATAATGTTGTAACTATATCACAAATAAAGGGTGCATAGTGTCAGAAAACGTTGTAAACTCTAACGATACGCCAAAAAGAAATCCTTCTCAGGGTAAATTTAAATCAGGCATACAAGAAAAAAGACCACCAATGAAGATTGATGTTAACAAGCATGGCATAAGAAGAGAAACACCAGCTGTTCCTCAAGCACCTAGAAAAACTGGAAGAAAGAAAGTATAGTGCCTCCAAAAAAATTTGGTAGGCAAGTACCCTTTAACGATACAATTATTCGAGAAGGAAAAATTGTAAGATTAAGAAAAGATGGCAGGATAAAAGCTATTATTGGAGACTATACTCCAAAACATCCTAGGAAGACTAACGTTTAATAAAACATTAACGTTACATAAAGGTTGGGTATTTTAAATTGATAATCAATGGCAATGAGGTTGAAGTATTAAAGCTTCACGATAAAGTTTGGGTTTTTAAGAATGCTTTAAACAACTCAAAAGAAATGCTAAATTACTATTTAACTAACTATGAAGATAGAGCCATACCTTGGTATGAGTTTGGCTTCCATATCCTAATTCCAACATCTGGTAGATGTTTTGAGTCATTCCCTGGTAAGGATGATTGGCAAACATTTACAGATGAAAATTTTTCTGATAAAGAGGATAAAGTTTCAAACAATCAATATGTTAAAGATCTATTTAAGGTTTTCCACGAATCTTCAGAGCAGTACTTTGGATCAGTAAAGGTAAATTATGATAACTGGTGTTGGGATTCAGTCGATATAGCTTACTATAAAGATGGCATGGGAGTTAATGAAGCTCAAGGTATGAACTATCATACTGATTTTCAAGAAGAAAGAAAAGAAGATCCTGGACTAAAGTTTGGAACTACATGCTTGTTCTACCTTAATGATGATTATGATGAAGGCGGAATAAATTTAATTGAATTAAGTGATGATAAAGAAACACTAATAAATCATATTTTTTATAAACCAGGAGCTGGGGATCTAATCATGTTCCCATCTGGACATCCTTTTTACCACAGCCCAATGATAGCTAAAAATGGATCTAAGGCGCTTATTAGAGCTTACTGGAGATATCAGTACCCAGGCTCTGAAGCATGGCATGCTGAAAAAAATCAAAATACAGAAGAAGACTGGAAAGAAATTTTGCGTGAAAGACACAAGGAAGGCTCTTTAAATCAAGGAAGGAGCCTTAACAAGTGGAACGAAATGATAATAAACAAGGTGAACTAAAGCAACTATACTTTTTGCATATACCAAAAACTGCTGGTAAGTATGTTTCTGAGAATATTAAAAGATCATTAGACGCTAATGATATATCTTATTATATAAGCACCCATCATCCAAATAACAACAACTTTGCCAAAAAGGTTTACACTGCTATGCATGCTGGGAGATATCCTATTGATGTTGTTCCAGACATTGATGTTGCTACAATAATAAGAAACCCAGTTGAGGCCAGGGTTAGTTATTTTAACTTTCTACACAACCGTGCTCTTTTTAGCAGAAAAGAATATTTAGAGAGAGAGTCTCCTTTAGATAAACTAAGATACTATTTATTTGAAGACCCTAACTTCGAATTGCATAACAATTATCAGTCTAGGTTTATATGCAACTCAGCAGATTCTAGAGCCTTTAGCCCATTAGATTTTTATACAAATCATTATGAAGAGTTAATGAGCCCATTTTTAAAAAGGGGAGAGGCGTTTAGTTGGTTTATAGACAACACAAACACTTCAAAGGAAAATGCATTAAAGGCAATAAAAGATTTTAAGATAGTCAATTCTTTGGATAGAATCGACCTGTTTGAAAAAAATATTAATAACTGGTTTAATGCTAATTATAATGTAGAAATAGAATTTAATAAAGACAATATTGTTAATGCTGGAATTTTTAGTTATGGCAATGAAGAAGGAATTACAACCGAGCACCTGGTTTCTCTTTTGTCTGAATCAGAAATAGATTTAATATTAAAAAATAATGATATTGATTATTTTATATATAACTATGTAAAGGATAATGAAACAATTGAGCTCCTTTAAAGATAAAGTGCCTTTGTCACCAAAGCCAGATGATTTTAATTTTAAATTCTATAAAAAATATGATGTATCTGATATTTTAAATAGTGTAAAGAAAATTAATGATGAATGGAATACCTATGACTTTAGACAAAATCGTAAGTACTCAGAAAGAAGAAATCCTCATCTATACACAAACACATTTGTAATCCAATACCACAGCTTTGATTGGAATTTCGGAGATAAAATTATCTCAGAAGTTAAAGATCCTGCCATGCTAGATGTTGTTTCAAAAATTGTAAATGATTTAGAATTAATGTGTAATGGAGTGTCTGGTAGGGTTTTGCTAATCAGGCTTTTGGCAAACAAAGACGTATCTGAACATACCGACAAAGGCGAGTATTTGTCGGCGGTCAGAAGATTTCACATACCAATAATAACCAACGACCTTGTATCTTACACAGTTAATGGAGAAACCCTTAACATGAAGGAGGGGGAGTGTTGGGAGATAAACAATCAAAAACCACATTCCGTTTTAAATGATAGTGATATTGATAGAGTTCATTTACTAATAGACATATTCCCTGAAATAAATAAAAGATCTATTGACACGATTGGCACAGATGCTGTATAATATAGATATGAATAACTTTATTATATTTGCTGCAATTATATTTGTAGCGTGTGCTTACATGGGAATAAAACTTTATAGAGAAATTTCTGTAATTTTAGATGCAAAAAGAATACAAGAGCAGTTCAAAAAGGATAGCTTTTGGGAAACACAAGAATCTTTTGAGGAGTAATAACAAATGATTAAGCCTTTTGGTAATCTTCTGTTGGTAAAAGAAGATAAAGTTGAAGACAGAACTACATCATCTGGTATAGTTTTAATGGCCTCATTAAGTGAATCTAATCTTAAAACTGGTAGGATCTTGGATCTTGGAAACGGTGAGCATAACTATAAAGGAGAGCTTATTCCAATTAAAGGTTTAAATATTGGCGACATGGTTTATTATAATCAAAATAGCGGAACAGATATTGAAGATACAGATGGAGAAAAGTACTTACTTTTAAATACAAAAAGTGTGCTGGCAATAAAAGGATAAGTGTTGCGGAAACAATTTAAGTTTAAAACAATTTTAAAATCTGTCAATTTACATGTCAAGACTAAGTGCCCAGAAAAATGGCTTTTGATTGATAGAGAAACTGGTCAGGTCTATCAGGGTAGCGAAAATGGGCATTGGAATAGAATGGACCCAGTTATCAAAGACACAATAAACAAAGAGGTGTTATAATTACTGTATGACTACTCCTATAATTCACGACATGCCTGGTGGCGTAATATACATTGAAAATGCATTTACCAAAGCAAAAGAATTTTTAGAATTTGTAGAATCAAACGATAAAAACCCTGAAATTCTAAAAGTGTTCCCATCATGGAGTACATGGATTGATGGTTACCCAGTTAGTTTAGACCCAGACGATATGACAAAGTGGGATCATATATTCCCAGACGATGAGCACTCTTTGAGAGGAGTTTCTAAGCTGTTAGACTGGGACCTTTCTTACAATGAAAGAAATTTGTATTGGCCAAGAAAAGATATCTCAGATTATGCTAAGTCTAGCATAGACCATCAGGAATCTTTACCAGCTATTAAGATGATAGAAGATGACTACATGAAAGCCTTAAAGATTTGGTCAGAAAAAACAAATAACGATTTGCCACATCACATAACTAGAAACTATTGTATTAGAAAGTATAGAACGGGTGGACATATGGGTCCACACATAGATAGGAATATACTAAATCCAAAAAATACCATGGATTGGACATCTCTTATTTATCTTAACGACAACTACGAAGGTGGAGAGATTGTTTTTGATGACCTTGGGTACTCAATAAAGCCTTCAGCTGGCAGCGTAGTGTTTTTACCATGTTTAACCTCTCACTCGGTCAAAGAAGTTTTGTCTGGAAATAAAACATATATATTTTTATTTATGCATACGGGAACGGGAATAACCTCAGCTTTGGGAGAGCCGTACCATGCTCTCGAAGAAGCTTTAATTAATTTTAATAGCAATAAGCCTATTGACAACATCTAGTTCATATTATACAATGAACTATGATCATAACTAAAATAGTTTGTCGGATTAAGGGCCACACCCTTGTAGCCGCAGGCTCATGCCCATATACAGGATCAACCTATCAGTATTGCGAAAGATGCACCGCAATGATTCCAATTCAGGTGGCAGTATGAAAGAGCCTAAGATTATGAAGATGGACTGGCGTCCATTAGGATATTGGCCAGTATATAAAGATGGAAAGCTTACATGGGAAAAGGATCCAAAGAATAATGATTGATTGGTTAGTTAATCGTATATTTAGATTTACATCTCTAAGAGAAGCCATCTTTGAAGAAGTACACATGTATGATCATTTGTCTGATGTATTTACTAATTCAGATTTAACAGATATAGCCTCATGCAGCTGGATGGAAGGCGATATGTGGTATGGTTGGAACTATGATAGTAACGCCAAGCGTTACTATTTTGATGACATTGGAAATAAATCTTTAATAGGTTTATGGGAAGATCAATGGTTAAGCAAGGCAGATAGTAATTAGAATTTCAGGTTCCTATAATGGTCGTAGAGCGGTTTCCGAAACCGATAATAAAGGTCCGATTCCTTTACCTGGAGCTTAATGCCTAAACAATGGTCAGATAAGTCTCAATGGATTACATATTGCCCAATATGTTTTTGTGCAACAACTCATCAATTGCTAGACTTTCATATGCAATACCATGAAAATCAGATAGAAAATGGTACAATAGATAAATGAAATACACTAATCTAAAAATACTTCTTACTCCATACAAGGCGCAATTTGATAGGTCACCTAGGCACATCAAAGTACTTGCCTTACTTTGTGTAATTTGGTTATCTACTCCAATTGACCCATTTGATATACTTTTCCCATGGGCTGCATTTACTGATGATTTATTTATTGCTGGAGTACTTCTTAAAATGCTTTATAAGCATGGAGGGATTCCAGAAGATAAAGTTATTACACCAGTAGAGCTATTAAAGAACTTATTTGGTAAAGATAAAGATCATAAGCGTACAGTTATGACCTACGAAGAGCTGTCTGTTTCGGCTAAAATATTCTTAGAGCAGGTATCAAAAGAAAACAAAATTGGAGTTAGTCTAACATGAAAATGTATTGGTTTGAAAGAGATGATCAGACAAACGCATCCCTCGAGCGCAGAGTCAATGAATTAAAAAAGGCTGGTTTAGATGGAGTCATGTACCCTTTTGGAAATACAATGGGTGATTACTTTACTAGAATATCTAGAATAATTGACCCAAAAAGTAAGTTTAAGTTTATTATTGCTATCAGGCCTTACACCATATCAGCTCAATACTTATCTATGATATGCTCATCTATATCTAAAATATCCAGGGATGTTTTGTGCATAAACCTTTTAACTGGGTATATAAATAAACACGAAAAAGCTTACGGCGGAATACTTACAGAACCTAACGATAGCTCTTCTAGTATAGATAGATCTAATTATATGTTAGAGTACGCAAAAGATTTTAAAAAAGTGAGTAAGAATGAATTTGTTGTGTCAACAACAAATAATACGGTTTTTAATAGCTGCGCTCAGAATGGCTTTGGAATGATAATACCTTATGTTTGGTATAAGGCAAACCGATTTGATACTGAAGACCAAAAGGTTATTATATCAATAGCACCAATCATTACTGAAGATCAGACTCATCATAGATATGAATGCGACAATGACAATGAATGTAGGCATCCAGCAGAGGGTGCATGTATGGATTTAGACTTTTTTACAAAAGATGAGTTCTTTGAGTTCTTGGACACCGCAGAAAAGCGTGGAATATATGGAATGCTATTCCAAGAAGCTGACTTTGTAGGTCAAGAATATGATAATATACTACCTGCTATTACTGAATATAACATTCGAAAAAGTGAAGTCGAAAAGTAGAGATGATTCAGTCACTACGTGACTAAAATATATCGTGATAAACAATTAGTATATTAACTCTAGATCCATCTAATACTTCATCCACACCATGTCTAAGAGACCATCCTGGAAACAAAACTAAGCTTCCTTTTGGCGGGATTAAGAGATCCTTACCATCTTCAAAGTTAAATTCTCCACCAGCATAATCATCATTTAAGAATAAACTTATTACATACCTACGCTGTCTCTCATTTTCTTGCTGCATATATCCAATTTCATCATCTGCATGAACTTTAAGTATTGCACCTTTATTCATCATGTTAAAATGAACTCTATCTAAAACAAAATCACCCATTATCTCGTAGTTATCCTTGAAGTGTTTAAATCCAAAATCTATTGCTTCAAGCACCTTAGATGCATCAAAGTCTAGATGAGCATCACCATTTAGCAGGTCAGGTCCCCCAATCGGATAGGACCCGTAATGTGGCCTAGTTTCATCTGTACAGTTTTCAACTGCATAATCATATAAGTAATCTGACTGATCATTGCTAAGGAAATTTTCAACTAAAGTGTATTTCATAGGTCTAATAATACTAGGGCTATCTGATTAAATCAACCTAGACAAAAATTAAGATAAATGATATAATAGCAATATGGACAATATATCAGAATACTTCTCAGATGATGAGACACTAGACAAATGGGACAACATTCAAAAGGCTTGCTGGAGCGGATACAAGCAGGTTGGGATGAAGGATAAAGGCGGTAAGCAAGTACCTAACTGCGTACCAGTAAAGAAGTCTTTATTCGGCACAGAAGGTCCACAGAGCCTCGTACCAAGGAATAAGTAGTGTGGGTATCCTAGATAACTTTGAAGCCTATCTGGAGGCGGAAGAGCCAGAGAAATGTCACTACTGTTCAAAAGCAGCTAAGTATAATGATTTAGCAGAAGTAGATACATGTAGATATGATGTAGTAGGCGTATGTGAATGCCATTCATTTAAAGGGTTAAGCTCATAATACCTTTATCTAGAGATGAAATAATTATTGAAATAGCACAAAAGGTACAACAACGACATGATGACGGATCCTCCTTTGAGAAGGAATGGACTAATCATCATGGATTAGATAGATGTGATTGTGATGAATTAGTACAGTTTATTAAGGATCTAATTTAATACATATTGACCGAAAGTGAAGTCGAAAAGTAGAGACCCCTTGTCAGTACCTGACATAAATGCTATAATAAATATATGTTACAGAGCCTAGAGATACCTGACCCATTTGCTGTATTTGTGGCACACAAGTATGCCAACTTTAAGGGAGCTAAATATGACTTCTTTAGCGGTGAATGGGATATGGCATGCGGTGCATGCGAAGAGCCATTAAACGCTCCAACTAAGAAGATATTGACTAAGATCAGGTTATATCATACTCGTAATGAATGTCTTGGGGGATACTGATGAGCGATGGCATATGCACTAAATATGGGCATGACTTTCAACTAGACCTTGATGGTCAGGTTACATGCTCTAATTGTGGTGCGATGGATGATGAAATGCAACTGATGCTAGAGGCATGGAAAATAGATCCATATACTCAGGAATTGCTTAGCAGATTAGGTTCTGACTTTGATGAAAACGGAGTCCCATACTGGGATAAAGAACGGGGTGACAGATGATGTGGTCATATGTATTGGCAGCAATCGGTGTCACAGGCATATATTTTGTAGGGCGTAAATCAATATGGGCATGGTTCTTATTGTTATTTAATGAGTGCCTATGGATGATCTATGCTATTACTACTGAGCAGTACGGATTTATCTTTGCAGCTATTGCCTATGCAATAGTTTATATTAGATCTTATATACACTGGTCAAAAGAGCCAGTAAACGAAATTCACGGGGGGAAGATCAAGAAATGATAACAATACTAGCTATACTAATCACATGGTATGCAACTAAGGTATATTACACAAAGACTCTACGGGTCTCAATATACGATCTAGAAGAGCATAACCTCATGCAGGCTACTTGTCATAAATGTGCTCAGACAATAGTCATCAATATGGATGATATGCGTAACCCATATTACTGTCTAAATTGTAAGGTATTACGATAGATTATGGATAAGTTTCAATCATCCTATGAGAAGTATGTCAAGGGCTATGAGCCATATAAGGTAGCATGTACTCAATGTAAGCAACTATATATCAAGCAAGATGATGACCCATTCATATGCCTTACATGCTCAGCAAGATAATGGTAGAATAGACGTATGATAAGTTTTCCAGATAATATATCGTTTACCATGTCTGCAAGTAAAGGGTCATGGGATGGAACTTTTAGTGGAGAAGGTAAAGATCCATTTCCAGGCGGGAAAGCTGAAATAAAGGCTACCTTAATAGATAAAGACAATGGTATATATAAGGTTATAATGAGAGCTCCTCAACCATATCCTGGTCCATATGAATATGAAATGCCATATACGGTATTAAAGCAATGGAAATCTAATGCCAATTCAGCCTCTCACTACAACAGTAACATAAGAGGCAATACAGCATATTTTCCAAAGTAAGCCCTAACTATTCTATCCCCCTCCCTTTAATCTCCCTTGTATCAGCCTCCTAGAGGCTTATTTAGTGGAGTATTGTGGAGTAAAGTGGAGAATCATACTATCAATTTATGTCCAAATACTATCATTATATATAGTTGAATATACCCTTGTAATGGGCCACGATATCAGATGGGCATCGTAATGTCAATAGGGCCCATATAAAGCATATTGGCCAATATTTGTCAATAGCTTTCATATAAAAATTCCAGGAAATTTATATTTGCTTCGTAAAGAGCAATTTTGGCCCATATTTATGGCAAAAAATTCTGTCAGATTCTGCATTATTTGTCTCATATAATGAGATATTCTATGCACATTTTGACAGATTATATTAGATTTATTATACATTTCCAGGGGTTTTTTATATGTGATCGTAAAGAGAAAATTTGGCCCATAAGATGGGCATAAAAAATGGGACATATAGCTAATTAAAGCCATATGCCCCATAGGGGAAGTTATCTTAGATGAATGGATGATCTATTACTACTCTATTACTAGTATCATAATCATGAACCCAAGAGTTCTTGTACCCGCCCTTATTTAATTCAGGTGATTGATTGATGTGTTCCTGGACTGATTCGCTTAGTCCATACTTTGCCTCTAGCATTCCGTTGAGAGCATCTGCTAGCATTAATCCTTCGGATGTTTGTCCTTTTTCCCATTCTGTATTAAATCTAAGAGCATTATAATGGATAATATATTTAACTAGTTCCATTAGCCTATCTTGGGTATACAAGGTATGTTCAGTTGTTAATACATTTGCCATTACGGCAGGTGAGAAGTTAGCATTATTTAGATAGTCTGTTAGTTTTTCTGCTGCTTTGAATTCGTTCGCTTTAGCCATTGAGTTCCGCCTTTCGTTTTGATTATACCATTGACCACTGACATTTGTAAATGAAGCGAGGACCCTCCCCTTTCCCGTTTCCCACAGAGAGGAGGATCCCCACACTTAGTTTGTTACTTAGCGTTCTTCTTGTCTGAGAAGACTACGCCCTCTTGCACAGCTTTGCTGATAACGCCTAGAGCTGCAGCTGAGAAGCGGCCACGCTTGCCCACAGAAATTCCCTGGGTCTTTAGGTATTCACGAGTTGTTGTTGGTGTTGATGTCATTTGTTTGATCCTTTCTAGATCAGTTGTTATATATATTATATCCGAATTTCGGCGATTTGTAAATAGGTGCCGTAAAGCAAAATTTTTGCCCGTGCCCTTAGATTATGACCGTTATGTCCGAATTGTCCATAACGGCCCAACCTATCTTTATTCAGTTGTTAGTTCTTCTACTTGATAAGGTTCTATCTTGTCCTTGCGAGGGGTATTCTTTTTCCATTCCTTTTTAGGTGTGGCTACTGCTTTGTACCATGCCTCATCACTATCTTTGGCTTCTACAATAATGTAGTAGTCTTGAATAATGTCTCCATAGACTTTAAATTCTTTGCTCATAGTTCCACCTGTTCTATCTTATCCTTAATTAATTTAGCAATGATGTTGTGTGCCTCAATGTTTTCTGTTTCGGACCCACCCCACAAAAGCTTTTGGGCTGTACTAAGTTGATCGTTTAGATACTTATCACTCATCTTCATCTTCGTCCTCCTCCTCTTCATCTTCAGGGTCTACGATGTAGTCCCTGCTCATCATCCAATCTAAAACTTCTTCCTGATGTTGCTCGGCGCCCCACTCCAAGGAGAAGCCCATACCAGCCTCCACAGCCTCACACATGTGGTTCCACATGTCATCTTGGGTTACCTTGGCAACATATGTGTCATCCTCTAGGATGTTATTAATTGTTGACCATGTCCATAGCCAAACTAATGATAGGCCTAAGTCTGTATCATCTAGAATCTCTAGACACTTGTTTAGTTTATCTTTATCTTCAGGTTTCATAGTGTGCGTTCTCCAATTGCAAATGATAGTTGGTATGTTAAATTATATAGTTCTACTAGCATATCTAGGCGCCCTTCACATTCTGTTCGGACCATAGAATCCATTGCCTCTTCAGACAACTCCTCCTGCTCTAGTGCGCTTGCTAGGTCTTGCTCAGCAATTAACATTAGATTCTTTAGTTCACCGTGCATTATATCTAATCCACTAACACCTGCATTGACCAAGCGTTGCAAATGGGGCGGGAGCCCGATGTCTTCTGAATTCATTATGCCACCAATTCTGTAAGAGTTAGCCAAGTTGTACAATACTTGCAATGCTCCATTTGGAGCGGGGAAACAACAGAATGAGTGCTATCTATAATAGACTCAATCTTATCTAATACATTATCCAGTGTCATTAATATACCCTTTCGTTGTCAATCATTATATCAGAGGCCACTGACAAAATATGTTCCATAGTATCAATGGCACCCATGTAATAACTATCTGATTCAAAGTATTCATCTTCAGATATAGGGATGTTATTTCTAGCATCCTCTAAATCTTGTTCTAAACTAATCTTATGTATCTTCATATATTCCAGGAAGTGTGATGACTTAGTCATGAATATCCTTCTTTCCCGTTTCTCTATTATGTATTGCGGTAACTCCGCAAACACAATAAAAGTATCCTGGAATGTCATCACATTCCCAATAATGATTATGCATTAGTCAAAATACCCTTCTGCCCATAATCCCTGGAGAAAACTAACTGTCATCTCCAAATTAGTTCTAAGTTCTGTCTTGTCCATTAAATCGGACGGTGATCGAAGATAGAATAACTTAGCATCATGTACTGAGTTAATCATAGTATCTAAATCCTTTTTATCATATCCTAGCATCATAAGCAGAACTCATCTCCCTCAATATATCCATAGTATTCATTGTATGATTGTTTTAAGTTATCAGGAGCAAATTGCATGAAACGATATTCAGCAAATGCTTCTCCCTCATCTAAGTTAGCATTATTCCAATCTTCAAATAATGCTTGCTCAATATCTACTTGAATTGCTCCAAGGATATGTTCTCCTACTGTATCTGTAAATGCTTCCATTATGCTTCCGCCTTTCTGTATTCGGGTACTTTAGTGTCTAAGTATATCTTATGGGTCTGACAAATTGCGACAGCCTCTAGGTCTGCCTCGCCAAGCCAGTTGCAGTTGCTACAGATTTCACCGCAATCATTGTCGCAGTATTCCATTTGGTCAGTTGCATCACAATCACGGCACATGTTATCGTATTCTGATTCTGATATAACTTCTCCACGGAGGAATTCCATTTCTCCACCCCAGCCTGTTTCTTCTTCATATGATAAAGTAAATAGTAGTGTTGGGTATTGTGCAGATAATTTAGAGATAGCACCAAGAGGTCGTGACCATGCAGTGTTAAAGTTGTAATGGACTACATAGTTCTCACCGTTCTCGGCTTCTTCAATAGTTGTGTCAGGATAAATATTGTCTTCTGCTACAGCAACATCCCATTTTGTTCCCCACTCACGGACATTAAAGTTATACCAGTCATTGGTCTCAAACTTCATTGCCTCAGAAAAATCGGTGGAACGAGGAGGTTGTCCATGATATACCTCATCAGTAATACCAGCATCTCTATAGTTATAGATATTATGAAAAGCAAAGATAGGATTAATAAACTTAGTTTGCTTAACATCATATGCTAAATCACCTACTGCAGTGATAGAATAGATGAATGGCTTATTCATTTGTGTAATTAGAGATTTTACTTGCTCAGGATTACCTTCTATAGTTAATCCATTAAATACCCAATTTGGCATTTTATATCCTTTCGTTGATATGTTCTAATTATACAATGGACCACTGACAAATGGAATAGCAAATTGGTGTGATACACACCACATGATTCAGCTTTGTGGTCAAGATCACACAAATTCCTGGGAAATATATTTGACAATCGTAACAACAATATGTTACCCTCAAGTCTTTGCGGGCAAAAAGAAACCCCCAGCTAAAAGCTGGGGGGTATGAATATGGCTGCTGATTTCCAACGAAAGAAATAAACCGCTTTACTTAGCGCCTGGCCCGTAGACTAATAGACGCACCATTTCATTTCTATATTAAAACCAGGACATTGTCCTGATACTATTATACCATAACTAGTCGACTGTATTTATCTACAAATGCAGATAATGTTGAACTAAACACTACCGTGCTCAGGTCCTCTTCATACAATGTAAAGGTTTGGTTAGCCCAATCAATGACGGGCACCTTATGTTCGTTGTCTCCTAATTGGTTAACATAAATTCCCCAGCCCGTTGTCTGAGTCCAGTCTTCTCCAATTAGATTAGATATAGCAATGCGTGTTGCATATGACTCATCTTGCCAACGAGTTTCTGCAGCCTGCACAGCATTTGCTAACTTGGCTAGCATGTTATGGCCAGCCCAGTGTCCATATAAAAATACTACATTCTCCTTGGAATCTCTGAATCCAAAGTTTGCTCTATCTCCCATTTTATTCCGCCGTTTCTAGTTGTAGTTGTTTGTCGTAATTGAGTAATTGTACCATCTCATGAGCCCAGTCCACAAGGGTTTCGCCCTGCTCATTTTTATGGTGCCCGCAGAAATAAAGAGAGAATGAATCTTTCTTTGCTTCCCACATAGCCTGTGCTGCACATTGGTCACACTTAAGCCATTCAGCCATCATAGTTTTCCACCTTCGATCATCTCAGATAGACGGTCAAGAATCCAAGAATCGATATCATTAATATCAATCTCTGATAACTTTTCCATGATTTCATCACGAGCAAACTTATAACCATCTGCCCAACCATCTTTATACTCTGACATAATTTCTCCTTAATAACCTGTGGTTTCGTAGTCTGATACATAAGATTCAATTAAGTTGTACTTATCTCTAAGACGACTTACTTTCTCAATACTACCAGTTCCTATGTTGAATGTCAAAGGTGACATTGCTTGAGGGTCAAGTCCAGTTATTTGTGCATCCCAATAAGCCATCTCCATTGATAGCCTATCGGGAGCGGTGAGTTCAAAGTACATTAGTTCTCACGAACATTCGTAACTTCAACATCTCCTACTTCAATGTTGCCGTTCTGTGATTCAACATAAAGATTGTCGTAGATTTCTGATTCAACATCTACATCACCTTCAAGCAAATCAATTGTTAATGTTCCACTAACCTCAATAGTTGCAGACCATTCAATCTCTTTAACTAAAGGAATGTCTAGCGCTTCAGCAATTGCTTGAAGTGTTTCTTGGTCAAGTGAGTCAGCATATGCTTCAGACAGAACATCCTTAGCCATGGCAATCTTATTTGTTAAGACTGAAGCAATCTTTGAATTAGTTCGGGAGTTATGAAGTTCCCATTCAATGTTGCGGACTTTGTCTGTAGCATATGTTGGGTCTGAGTATCCACTAATTACTTTGTAGGTAACCAATAAATCAGGGTTGTACTCTACTGCAGGTGATACTGTTGTATCTGTTGTTTCCATTGTTTCCTCTTTCGTTTGGTTTGTTGGTGCAATTGTAGCATGCTCCACTGACACTAATGTAGTCTTGCGACCACACGGGCATGTGAGTTCGGTCACACCTGAAGGGAATCCAAACCCGTCAGATGATGTTAGTTCTATTAGACAATCGCATTCATCTGGATCGCAGACAAATGTATACTTACTTGATATGGTTTCGTTGGTCATGAAGAGAATTATACAGGAGCCCACTGACATTTACAATAGATTCCAGGGATTTTCTTTTGTGACTCGTAACACATTTTTTGCCCCCTTAGCTATACGGGCCTTGGCGACCCATATCGGACTTGAACCGACGGCCTCTACCGTGACAGGGTAGCGCTCTAACCAACTGAGCTAATGGATCAATAAAAATTGTGAGCAGTTTTTATTCATGCTCAGGAATTATTTATTTAAAAAGCAGAAACCAATTTCTTGATTTTGTTTTTTTCAGCAGTTAGAATTGGGTCAAACCCTGATGCACCCGCCATAAGTGTTTCAGAATTTCCGCGACCTGAACGATAGTAGTCAAGGCGTTCAGTTAGTGCATTGAACGCACCCCACTTAGTTCCCTTGATGTTAGCGTTAGTTGGTGAGTTATGATAAAGGTCATCAAGAAGCACGACTTTATTCTCCCACTTAGTTAATGCAACTTTTGCCGCATCTTTGTCAGGCTTAGGATAGATTGTCTGAATTAACTTAGAGAATTCAGCATCTGTAATTGCTTGAGCAAATAGAGCCTTAGCCTCAATTTCAAATTCATCGAAGTAACCAAGAGCAAGCCCAAGAGTTTCACGAGCAACCTGAATACGACCCTCAACAGATTGAGTGTGACGAATTTTGAATGATTGCTTTGCATTACGCATTGCAAGGTTCAATGTGTTTTGGCAAACAACACGAACAGGAGTAACGGCTGCCTGAACAGCAACAGAACCATCGTGTGAAGTCCAAACAATTAGATACAACTTAGTTGCATCATTTGCGCCTTGTGGGTCAAGCACCATTGTGCGAGGAATGTCCACAGTTCCAAATACTACTTTACCGCTACGAAGTGAGCCAGCAGACTCCCAGCGACAATCAGCATTGGCATCGTGAATTGCATCAGCAAATGCAAATAGTTCCTCATTCTGCACAGGCTTGTAACGCTTGCCGACAGTTGCGAGAACATCAGTTCCATTGTTGAATGGGTTGTCACGAATGACAAGAGATGCGTTAGATACATCGTTCCATGTATCTGAGATGTGGTCAGTTAGTGGAGACAGACGAACATTCCAGTTGGAAAGTTTTGCCTCATCTAACATCATTTGAGTTGTAACATCTTCATCTTGTGTAAAGATGCGATTTGCAAGGTTGTGCCATGCAGGTGCGCCACGAAGTGCGAAAGCAACTTCGCCGTTTTCCATTTCCAGATTATGAGCCATTATTTTTTACCTTTCGTTTGATTAGTCATAAGTATAACATCTGCCACTGACATTGTCTATGATTAGTTACTATATGTCCACATTTTGAGATGTGATCATTATCACAAATTCCAGGGGTTATCCACAAGTGGTCGTAAGCCTGTGGATAACCCCTTAGCTATACGGGCCAGCTGCATATGCAGCCAGTGTTGGATCCTTACAGACCCAACTCATCCCTGGTTAATTGATTTTTGCGATTGAAGTTAATAACTTCGGACGGGAGGTAAAGAGCAGTTGTTTTAGTCTTCTTTAAAGTATCATAGACATAAGCACGTACATCACCTAAGAAATTTCCTCTATTAGAGAATGCTAACTCAGTTAAGTATTCTTTATCTACACCTTGCTCTGAATAAATTGTTACATCATTACTCTTGTTTGCATCATAGATTTCTACTCTGAAACGATTTTTCATTATTTGCCTTTGTTAGTAGTTGTCCCCGAAAGGAGAGCAGTTTAGCAACATACTCAGGTTGTTGGATTATTTAGAGGTAACGAGCAACCGCATTGTAAGTGCTTGTGCTAACTACTTCCTCATCTGTCATCTTTAGAATACGAATAGCATTAGAGATTTCCTCTTTCTGCTCACGATAGTTATAGAGAGAAATTGACTCGAAATCCTTTTCAGGCTCTGTTGGCAAATCCTTTGCTAATACTGTCAAATCGAAGTCAATGTTTAGAGTGTTATTCCATGAGCGATAGTTAGTACGGAAGTTTTCTGCCTTCTTGATGTTTTCCACCGCATAGGCTGAAAGTTCCTTAATCCATTTCTCATGCAATTTCTGATACTTTGCTTCGTTTGCTTCTTGTGATGCGTAATCTGCCTCTAACTTTGCTAGTGCAGTTTCGAGTGCCTTGATTACCTTTGGTGTTGCGATTTTAACGCTAATTGCTTTCTGTCGTGCCATTTGTTGCCTTCTTTCGTTGTGGGTTTAGTGGGTTTATTAAGTTTTAATTATAGCAGGTGGGTCTGACATTTCTGCGACCCACCTGCCTTTAGATTATACGCCTAGTAGCGTTTGAGCGGATACCGAAGTCCAACGAGTTTCTTTCGTTGGCATTTCTAGTAGCACACGCACCGAGCCAGATGCCTGTGGGTGGATTTCCTTAATCACACCTGTTTTCTTTGACTTTAGTGTAGTGAATAAATCCCCTACTTGGTACAACTTGTCGTTGATTGTCATTTATTGCCTCTTTTCTTTGTTAGGTTAGTATTGTATCATTTGGGTCTGACATTAGTCTAGCCCTGTCTCAGCATTTGAGATAATTATTGTGTGACCTTAGTCACACTCAGGTAGCCACGCTTCTAAGTGGTGCTGCTCAGCGATTGCCCACGCGGGTGCTGTTGTTCGATCCTTGTATTTAACACCTTCAGGAAGTGCTATTGGCGTATCGCCATCACCCGCATGAATAGCATCAATAGCATCAATGCAAGGTTGCACCATAGAAAGCGGAACGGGTGGATAGTGATTACCCTGTAAGTGATAACCGATTGCCTGTTCTAGTGTTATGTCTAAGTTTTCTGATAAGTCTAACGCTGTTGTGTATCCCATTATTCTGCCACCTTTAGAATTGCGTATGAGCCATTTTCATTTATTTCATCAAGGATAGGTTGTAGTCGGCTACCGACTAATTCTTTTAGTAGTGACTCTAGCATTATTACGCGAGTGCCTTCATCAAGCATTTTCATTTGTGTAGTTATAGGGTGGCCTTCCTTAAACTCTGTAACAAACTTTAGACTATGTTCTATTTTCATTTATTGCCTTTCGTTGTTGGTATAAGAGTATTATAGACTATGCCACTGACAAATTATGCAACACGCCCAAGCTTTATCTAATTTATTTTGTGATTAATCTCACAAATTCCAGGGGGTTGTGGATAACCACCGTAACCCTGTGGATAACCCCGCAATATTGCGGGCCAGCTCAACATTGTCAAGCCGACACGCTGCAATTTATTTTTTAGTTGCAGAAAATCTAATATCCGCTTTCCCGTAAACACACAAACCGCATGACACGCATGCAGATCCCGCATTGCTAATTAGCGGAATGCTTTTCATATTCTCAGGACACTTAGCGCCAGGCTTGCCCGTCAATTCTTTCATTGTGTCTTCTGTTACGGCAAATGTCTTGCCTAGATAAGCAAGACGGATACCCTCATTCTTTTTTAGTTCATGACCTATCTCCTTATTGTCATCATCCGTTGAATAGTAAAGAGATAGGTTAGATATATCCTTAAGAATAAGCGCGGCAGACTTAACGCGGGTGTAAACCCAAAATTGCACATCATCATTAAGTTTAATTACATCAGACCATGCAGTAGTATAAGTATCATTAAAGAAATCGCCGTCCCAGTGAATGCGGAATAGCATAGGCGCATTCTTTTTTACACAGTCAGCCTTGAATTCATCAATCATCTCAGATATCAGATTAAGCATGGTTAAGTAATCAGCATTACGCAATAGTTCCCAATTGTGTAATAGATTAACTTTTACTGTTGGGAATACTTTTTCAAGTTTCCCAGCATAACAAACACTTTCGCATATGCTAGTCGCTCCAGGACATGAATATGCTTTTCCTGCGGGTAATCCAAAAGTATTGGCAATTGCCGCTTGCTTTCCGTTTTTTGTGACAAGGTTAGCCACCTTTCTATCGTTAGATCGTTTTAGTTTAGTCATTAGTTATAACTCTCCGCGCAATTAGTGCAAATTAAATTGACCTTGCAATAGCATGACTTAGCGTCAGGGCGTAGCATATCTGTTTCATAGTAGTCATCATAGAAATCCATGGGATGAGCCTTTCGTTAGTTGAATGGCAAGTATAGCAGAATGGGCTGACATTATCTAAGACACGCCGAGAGCTTTAACAAAAATCCAGGGTGATTTTAATCACACCCGTAACGACACGCCCGACCCCGCAGTATTGCGGGCCTGCATAACTATGCATTACTCTGCAATTTTATTTTTGTGCTTGATCTTGCGAAAATATTTTTTCTTATTGCGAACAGGTTGCGCCGCATTACTGCGACGCAATTCCTGAATTCGCTTTACTTTATCTCGTAGTGAGTTTTGGGACATGATACCCACTCGCTTCATGAAATCGCTTTACATCAAATCGCTCATTATCTTTCGCAAACATTTCAGCGAAATCATTTACCATTTTAGAAAATACAGCGGGATGAGTTTTATCGCTTGCATAATTTAAAATTTCTGCAACCGCGACATAATCTTTTCTTGTCATCATTTTTTTATACCTCTACGCTTTCGATAGTTAAATCTGTTATGTCTGCGACATAGACATTATCTTTATTTATTCCGTATTTTAATTGAAATTGAAATACATCTATGGCTTCATCATAATTTTCTGCTTCTACATTTATGTAAGTTAGAAATTCAAAAGTTTTCATTTAATTACGACCCTTCTGCCTTCACGATAAAATATTTTCGTGTGGCATTTTCCGCTAGGTGTGTAAAGATTTACAGTTGCGTATTCATCAGCAAATCCCCAATCGGTAAATAGGAAAAAGTTTTCCCAAGCACCAAATTCGTTTTCGTATTCCGCTGACCAATGCGGAGCATTTGAGTCATAAGCGCAAGTTAGTTTATACATTAGTTATTTTCTCCGTTCCAAAATAGTGAGCCGTCATTTACACAATCGCAAGGTTCGCAATCGAAATCATTATCATTACCAAAAAAGATTACTCCGTGACCAAAGCAATCTTGGCAATCTATTGTTAATACTGAGTTAATCATTATTCACACTCGCAATTCTCATAAGGGTTAAATTCGCAAAAGTAGCAACCTTGTTGCTCGCCATGCGCTTTACAGACATGGATAAATTGTTGTTCATCACAACAGATTTTTATTTCATCTTTGACAAAATAAAATTCGGTTTCGTGTAAGTATTCTTTAATCATTAGTCACCGACCTTAACTGATAGATAGCGATAAGTATCTTTTAGATTAAATACTGAGGGATAGTGTGGGCGAACCTGAACCCGATAACTTTCTAAGCCTCTGCCATAAAAGACATCAGACTTTTCTGCGTCAATAATTTCGCCTGTTAAAGTGCGTGAGTGATAAGTTTTTCCTACAAGTAGGCTTTCTATTGTATAGACATTTGCTGACATTAGTTGTCACCTTTCGTTTGTTGATAGTAGCAATTATAGCGGATAGCACTGACAAAAGATAATTACTAGCCAGTAATTCCACATTTTGAGACGCTCAAGCCGTGTGATAAAAATCACAAAATCTCGGGCGTGTCGGGCGTGTCGGAAATCCTGGGGGTTGTGGATAACCCCCGTAACCCTGTGGATAACCCCGCAATATTGCGGGCCAGCTCGACAATGTCGAACCGCCACGATTTATTTATTTAAAATCTTTAAAAATTAATTCAACAATTTTTAAATTTTCTTCATTGATCAATTCAATTTCAATTGCATCTGCAAAACCAAAAATATCTTTTTCCATTATTCATTTTCCATTTCTGTTAAATAATCTTCATGTTCTACTAAACCAATCGCAAAAGCAACAGGGTCGCAACACTCTAGAATTTCGGCGGGAGTAAAAGTAGAGTAACCAATTTTTACAGTTGGATAAACATCATTTAGTAAATCAATAAAACTTTCTTTAATTTCTAAATCTTTTTCTAATTGTGATTTCATTCGCTAACCTCTAATTCTGTATAATCGACAACAATAAAATCAAGGCGTTCCAATGGAATAACCTTTAACCATGATAAGGCAGACTCAAAATCATCTGCCTCAACAGTAACGGATAAATCAAAATTAAAAACTGGCATTATTTATTCCCCTTATAAAGAAAGTCCCACGCCTTACGGCATAACAAAATGCTTTCGCAATTATCGCAACAGATAACGCCATGAGGATTTAACTCATAGTCATACATGTCTATTGTGGTGGATACCGCACCACATACGGATTTAATTGGTACAAAAGTACTCATTATTTATTCTCGCAATTCTCATGTCGTGTCTTAGGTGCGAGGACTACTTGCCCACACACGCATTCGTTCATCATACCTTTAGGGTAATCGCTTACAGTAGCGAACCTTGTCCAAATACTCATTTAGTCACATACCAATCTGTCCATGTAGGAAATTGCTCAGGGTCACTATCGTAGTAGTAACGCTCAATGTTGCTATCGCAAATCATGCACAGTGTAAATTGTTCATCTCCAATTTCGGAGATAGCAGAAACAAGAGGCTCATGCGCCTTGCATAGTGTGTTTATTGTAGTCATTTCGACCACCTTTCGTAGCGGATTTCTTTACCGCCTGTTTTTCGTTATACCGCAATTATAGCCGATACCACTGACAAAAGATAACTACTAGCGAGTAAGTCCATGATGTGAGACGCTCAAGTCATGTGATAAAACTCACACGGATCTCGGGCGTGTCGTGCTTGCAAATCCTGGGGGTTGTGGATAACCCCCGTAACCCTGTGGATAACCCCGCTCTTTTGCGGGCCAGCTTGACAATGTCAAGCCGACACGCCGTTAGGCTAGTGTGAGTTAGCCCACTCTCTATAGTCGGCTACGATCTCGCGCCACATCATGCGCCCCATGATAAGGGCGGGAACGATAAGGGCTAATTGCACTAGAGTAGTTAGTAGTCTATTCATTAGATACCCCATTCATCTGTAGATAGTTCATTCTTTACTAGTGATGCCCATCTATGTGCTTGCACTCTCTTATAAATCTTATAACCGATAAAAACAACGGAGGACAAGATAAGGAAAGCCCATGATAGGGATAGGTAAATAAAATCACCCATGTCAAACATGAAGCCGTATTCATTTAGTTCAATAGTCATTAGTTCTGTTCTACCTTTCGCATGTGTGCTACAACATTTTTAGAAACCTTTTGTAAGTCTGCTACAACCTTATTCATTTCGTCTGCGCTAGTAGCGGTAAAGAAACCTAAGAATTGTGCGCCGTCCCATAGTGAGTAAGTGATAGTCATTATTAGTTCTCCCAAGTTAGTGCGTATAGTTTTGCTAGTTCATCTGTATCTTCATCATTGAAGTCATCTAGTGGAGGTTGTTCCTCATCTACCTCATCAAGGTAAGCGTATGCGTCTGCGACATCTTCTTGAATGGTATCCCATTTAGAGATTGAGTTAGTTTCGTATGAGTATGCGTATGACATTATTTATTCATCTCCTTAGCGATTGTATCGGACTTACGCAAAGCCTCTAGGGCTATTGCTAGGGAGGCGAGGCGTTGAGCCTCTACCATTTGCTTGTATTCATCTAGTGTCATTTATTCTGACCTTTCGTTGTTGTTATTCTGTAATTGTAGCATGGGGGTCTGACAAATTGGGGAGGTTAGGGGGGTGTGTCGCAAAAGTATTTTTGTGACCTTAGTCACACTAGTTTTCCTCTTTTGCTAGTAGGTAAGCGTTATTTAAAGGGCGAGGGTTATTAGAAAACATAGCCTCTACTATAGCCTTATCCTTAATTCTTTGAGCAATACGCTTTTCCGCTTGCTCTTTCTGTATTCTTTCAAATGTATTCATCTTGAACACCTTTCTTTTTGTTATACCTTAAGCATAGCATGGGGGTCTGACAAATGTCTAATTCAAAATGCGTATAATTCGGACATTGTGTTGCAAGTCACAAAAAAATCGTGTGAGATGCATCACAAAACACGCTAAAACATGGGCGCACTATCCAAAATGTCCGTTTTGCCCAAATTGTGTATCATACATGTAAAAAATATATTAACATTTTCATAGATCTTAAAAAGCAGTCAACTAGAATATATGGCGGGGAATATGGTAAGATACTACTTGATCAACATAGCTGTTATATAAGCTATTGACTTTGGTAAAAGTAAAATGCTACACTTAGTTTGCTTTGTGGGGGGCTTACCCTGAAACTCAATATGTACCAGATAACATCTGTTGATATATGTTCCAGGAATTGCTTTCTCTATCTTTCCAAAAAGAAAAAATTTGGGGGGTAGGGGGGCTTTCCTAAAATCTAATATCCCCAGATAAAGTATTAAAAGATATAAGACAAATAGGTGATAAGTATGTGTAGAGAATGTGGAAACTGTTCAAGACAACATACTAGAACAATAGATGATTCTATGGATGAAGTCCTAGATTCAATTTTTAAAAAAACGGGGATAGAACAGTGAAACTTCTTTTGGCAATAGCCATAGTAACTGTAATGACTTTCATCCTTGGCATTATGTACCAGATAATAGGCTAATATAAGGGCCTATAGCTTAATCTGGTTAAAGCAATTGTCTTATATGCAATCGACTTTGGGTTCAAATCCCAATAGGCCTACAAAGGAGTAGAATATGGATCAAGTAAGAGTGCCAGATGAATGGCCAAGAAAAAAGAAGATCAGATTTATTGCACTTTGCTTTCTTGTTATATCGATCTTCCTATTTTTTAATATCTAGGCCTAATTGGTTTCACGTGAAACATGGAGTATAATACTAATATGATAGCTTATGATGTTCCTCTTTCCGCCCTCTTTTTTATTCTATGGGCTGGTGTACCAGTAGAGCATAAAATTGGCTCTGAGGAACAAAAGCTAGCTCATATGGAGTATTTGAGAAGTTTATATGAAGGTGAAAATGATGGTCTCTAATTTTCGGCTCACTTTTCGCCGCACTTTTTAAGATTGAATCTGTAGAATATGTAGGGTATAATATACTTATTCTTAAAAATTAAAGGAGATACATAATGGGATTTTTCAAAACACTTACTGCAGATAGAGTTCAAGCAATTTGGGCAAAGTTTGACGTTGCATTAATTGCAGAATTTAAAGCAGCCAACGAATCAATGTCTAAAGAAGATACTGATGAAGCAATTAGAGATGGAAATCTAACAATTGCATACCAGGAAAACCTAGGACTTGCAGAATTGTCTGAAGAAGACCAGATTGCAAAGATCAGAGAATCTCAAGAGTATTTAGTTACAAATTTTGGAACACAAGAAGATATTCAAGCATTTGAAGAATGGAAGGTAGCAAACTAATGGGAATACTAGACGACGTAACTCACGCTGGAGATGAACCAGCAATAACAGGGGCATATGTTGCAGCAAAAGAAACTTTTCTGCTCACTATGACGGAAGCAGATATATCTGCACTCAAAGATTGGCTTAATACTGCAACAGATGAAGAGAAGCATGTTGAAGTTGATGGTAATGTGACTAAGACTGTTTATTCTCATTCAAGATTTTTAGTAAAACCTATTTTTGTTGAAACTAGAACAAAACTTGCAGATCTTTTTCAGACAAAAAATGGTTCTTTCCCAACAGTCAGCAAATATTATACAATTGCTTACTCTAACTCTGAACCATTTACGTATACAAATAGTGTTTTTTATGAATCAGAAGTAGTGGATGACAGCGATGAGCAATATAAGCTTTTTATTGTATTAGACGGAAGTTTAAAGACAAGCACTTTCCCAGAAAAAACTTTTGGTGCTAATGAAGCATACTGCATTCTTACAAGCCCTTATAATGAAGATATATCAAATTCAGGAGAAGAAGATTCTCTTATTTTGTGCGTTACTCTATCTTAACAAAAATTAATTTTTGTAAAAATTAGGTATCTTTATAAATCCTGGAAGAACATATCTCATAGGTCCTGATGTTACAAACCTTACTCCGTGTTCCCATTCTGGATCCCCACCAAATAATAAAAGATCACCAGGCTCTGGAGTCATTTCAAAATCCTTATGGGCCCAAAAAATTTCACCACCGTTGTAGTCATTATTTATATATATAACTGCAGCGTGTTGAACTGATCCGTCTGTGTTTTGATCATGATGAGAAACTAACTGAGTTCCATCGTACATTCTTTGAATAAAATAGAACCCACTTAAAATCAAATCCTCTTTAGATTTTTCAAGAACGTCGTTAAATCTTTTATCTATTCTTCTATGAATTTCTGAGTTTATAAAGGAAAGATTTTTGTCGTTCCAATTTGATGTTATTTCGTACAAACCTTCTTTAACTAAATTTTCAACATCTTCTCTTCCAAATTTTTGTTTACAGAAAACTTTTAGCTGGTCTGTATACCACTTATCCCATTCTTCTTCAGTTGTGTTATTAATAATATCCATGTATATCTTAATTTCTTCTTCTGTTATAAAATTTTTAACAACAAGAAGCCCATCAATAGGAGTTTCTACAGTATATCCACTATCTTCAAATTCTTTTTTTAGCCAAGTAGTCATAGTATTATTGTATCATTTCTTCCATATAATAGCTTGGCCAGTAGGAAGCTCAAGTATGTTGTGATTTTCAAAATAGTCATTAACAGCTTTTCTAGATCCTTCTGTTTTATAGGATCCATAGTCATCACATATTAACACTCCTCCAGAAACTATTTTAGGCCAAAAGTATTCTATGGATTCTTTTGTAGGTTTATGTAGGTCTACATCTACGTGCACAAATGAATATTGTTTATCTTCTATGTCTTTAAAAACTTCTGGGATCCACCCCTTTTTTAATTCTATATTGTTGTACCTTGAAAGGTTATTTTTTGCCCACGCCATTTCAGATTTTAATTTTATTGTTTTAAAGTACTCTGTATCAAATTCTCCTGGTTCAGAAACACCTTCCCAAGAATCAATTCCTATAAAAGATTTATTGCAAAACTCGGCGGTAAAAAACATTGTCATTCCAGCATAAACGCCAGTCTCAGCAAAATTTAAATTAGGGTTGACTACAGATTGGTATTTTGCTAATTGTCTAAGTATGTATATTCTTGCATACAAAGCGTTATCCATAACATTGTTTATGTTGCATATTAAATTAAAATCGTTATGAAGTTTTACAAAATCTTTATCTTCTGTCCATCTGCTTAAATATGAGTCCATTTTACCCCTTAAACAAAAAACCCTAAAGGAGGCGGATCCTTTAGGGTATTTGTTGCGTTATATCCGCATAGTGTAATTAATATCACACACTTATATTGTAGTACATGTTTTTTGACAAAGCAATACTATTTAACAAGCTCTTTTTCAAGAAGCACATCATAAACAGCACTCAAGGCATGATTAATAGAGGGAGTGCTTTGTTCAATAAATTTATCTACTTCAGCTTCTTCCATCCCGCTTGCCAGAGCCATGCTCTTATTTGTTTCGCTAAAAACCTCAGTCATGAGGTCAATTATTTCTTCTCTATTCATTATTCTCCTCAGAAATAAATGCTGGGGAAGGTCCCAGCAAGAATCCTTCTTTATGATATTCTACCATTTTCTCTATTTCTTTAACATCCCCACCCTGTTTTGCAATTAGGCATAATACGTCATATATTCTATGAAGCATTATGTAATTTACCATAGGAAGATTGTCTTCTAGGTTGCTAGAATTAGTTTCAGTCATTTTTTGCTTTTATATCTTCAAGCACTTCATCAATTGTATTTAAGCCGCGAACTTTAGCTAGCTCTAAATATGACTGTATAACATTTAATGCTTTTTCAGCAAGAAATGCTCTAGGTATATGTGCACATGGAATATTAGAAGACATATCTAAAACTAAGTCTTTGTTAAACTTGCTTTCTATCTGCATTTTCTATTTCTTTCACCATTTTGCTATAAAGGGCTGTACCGACATAGCTTTTGTATTTACAAGAAACACAATAAATAAAAACTTTATCTTCGTTGTCTGTGTTAGAAAAGAGAAGGCCTTGATCTAATGGGCAAGCCATTTCTGAAACAAGACCTTCTCTTGAAAGGTTTAGATATTCAGATACTAGTTGTATCTTAATGATAAATCCTTTCTAACTTTTAGATGGAAACTTGCTTATCCACTCTTTTGTCTTAGCGGTTAAGCCTTTCCATGACGACCAATCTTGACCGCCATTGGTCATATAATACGTTATCTCTGCGTTGATTGCTGGATCAAATAACGAGTAGTTACTATCCAGTTTGAATTTTTCTTTACGATCATCACCTAGGTTTCCCAACATGTTGATCTGAAAAATTCCGTAGGAACTGTCTCCAGTTTTCCTGTTGCCGTTATAAGCCATTGGGCGTCCATTAGACTCCTTTTTAGCCACAGCCCACGCCATTTTAAGGGCGCTACCCTCAAAGCCTACGGCTTCGAGAAGTTCAACCAATTCTGTATCTGTTAAAGATTCAGATGGTTTCCACACAGTATTACTGAATTGCTTCAGCTTTTCCTTGTTAAGTTGTGCTTCGGTTTTTACATCTGGTTTTAAAACCAGAGCAGATGCTGATTGAATCATTTCTGGTTGACCAGTAAATAAAAACAATACAGCTACTGATATTGCAACATAGTGATGTAAAACATCGCTAAGTTTTTCTTTTATATTCTCCATAGGCATTTCCTCCAATAGAGATAACGAACTATAAGAATACCATTAAAAAGTTTAATCTGTCAACCCAGAGATAATATTATCTTTGTTTTAGTTAACTAATAATAAGGCTGTTTTTTTTACTTTTAATTTAATGCTCTTCCCATGCTTAAAAAAGTTTGGTAGAATAGGAATCTACTTAAATTAAATTAGACCGCTAGGCGGAGAAACAGGTACTATAAATGTCAAATACTATTGCAAACCCTTACGAAAATTTTATTGCGTTATCGCGTTACGCTAGATGGATTCCAGAAGAGAACCGTCGTGAAACGTGGGGTGAAACAGTAGATAGATATTTTGACTATATTTTGAATCATCTAAAGCAAAACCACAATTACATTCCAACTGAGAAGCTTGTAGCGGAATTAAAAGACGGTGTATTTCAAAGAAATGTCATGCCCTCAATGCGCTCCGTGATGACTTCAGGAGCAGCGTTAGATAGAGATAATGTAGCTGGGTACAATTGTGCATTCCTTCCAGTTGATTCACCACGTTCATTTGATGAGACAATGTACATTCTTATGTGCGGTACAGGTGTAGGATTTTCTGTTGAGTATAAATATATTAATAAGCTTCCTGCCGTCCCAGAAACATTAGAAAAATCAACTACAGTAATTACAGTAGAAGATTCAAAGCAGGGTTGGGCAAAAGCATACCGTGAATTGCTAGCGCTACTTTGGTCAGGACAGATTCCTGCAATAGATGTTTCTAAAGTTCGTCCCGCAGGCGCAAGACTTAAAACAATGGGTGGAAGATCATCTGGTCCACAGCCCCTGGTGAACCTTTTTGATTTTACAATTGCAAAATTTAAAAATGCAGCAGGAAGAAGTCTTAAGCCAATTGAATGCCATGACATAATGTGCAAGATTGGTGAAGTAGTTGTTGTAGGAGGAGTTCGTCGTTCGGCAATGATTTCTCTTTCAAATATTAACGACATAGAAATGGCTCAAGCTAAATCAGGAAACTGGTGGGAACAAAGTCCACAACGAGCATTGTCAAATAATTCTGTTGCGTATTCACGCAAGCCAGACATGGAGCAGTTTATTGCAGAATGGAAATCACTTTATGATTCAAAATCAGGAGAGCGAGGTATATACAATGTGGCCGCAGCTCAAGCCCAGGCAGCAAAATTTGGAAGAAGAGATCCAGATATACACTACGGAACTAATCCCTGCTCAGAAATTATTTTACGTCCTTACCAGTTTTGTAATCTTTCAGAAGTCGTTTTACGTGAAAGTGATACAAAGAAAGATATTGAACGCAAGGTTGAGCTTGCAACTATCCTTGGAACATGGCAATCAACGCTTACAGACTTTAAGTATCTTAGAAAAATTTGGAAAGACAACACCGAAGAAGAGCGCCTACTAGGAGTTTCTTTAACTGGGCAATTTGGACACAAGTTTATGTCAGGCAAAGAGGATCTTGTTTCATTAGAAGCATTTTTAATGACTCTTAGAGAATCAGCAAGAGAAACAAATAAAAAAGAAGCAGACAAAATTGGAATCCCAGAATCTGCAGCTATTACTTGTGTAAAGCCATCAGGAACCGTGTCTCAACTAGTTGGAGTTTCTTCTGGTATGCATGCTTGGCATTCTCCTTACTACATTAGAACTGTTCGTGGCTCAAAGGGTGATCCAATCTCTGTATTTCTTAAAGAAGTTGGAATTCCAGTAGAAGATGATTTTATGAAACCAAACGAAACATATGTTTTTTCTTTTCCAGTAAAAGCACCAGAAGGCGCAATTGTAAGAAATGATTTAACGGCTATTGAGCATCTAAATATTTGGCTAGTTTACCAACGTGCTTGGTGTGAACATAAGCCTTCAATTACCGTTTCTGTCAAAGAAGATGAATGGATGGAAGTAGGAGCTTGGGTATACAAGCATTTTGACGAAGTGTCTGGAATTTCATTTTTACCGCATTCAGATCACTCATACAAGCAGGCTCCGTATCAAGAAGTAGAAAAGGCAGAGTACGAATCCGTTGTTGCAAAAATGCCTAAAAACATTCGCTGGGAAGATCTATCTTTCTATGAGACAGAGGATGGAACTTCTACAAACGCAACACTTGCCTGTAGCTCTGATGGAAATTGCGAATTGGTAGATATTAGCGCATAGTGGTACAATTATAGAATTGGGCTAAGGCTCAAAATTCCTAGGCTTCCTGCCTAGAAATAAGGAGGATCAAAAATGGCAAAAGCTAAAGAAGATCTTAATGGAGATGGAAAGGTTACAATGCAAGAGAAGATTCTAGCAGCACTAGCAAGTTATGGACGTCATTTTCTAGGAGCAGCAATTGCTCTATATATGACTGGCAACACTAGTCCAAGAGACCTACTACTTGGCGGATTTGCTGCCACAGCACCCGTAATTTTGAAAGCACTTAATCCAAACGAGCCATCGTTCGGATTTACCAAAAAGTAAAAAATAGTCAATTAGAAATACTCCTGTGCTAAAATTAGTACAGGAGTATTCCTATTTAGGAGACTATGGCAAATGGCAGGACAAAAGAATTTCGAAGTAGATCAAAATGCAACATTCAGCTTTGTAGTAGAATATAAAGACGACAATGATAATGCGATTGATCTTACTGGCGCATCTGCAAAAATGCAGGTACGTGATGTAAAAGGTGGAACAAAGCTAGCAGTAACTTTAACATCTCCAAGTGGCGGTATAGTAATAAATGGACCCCTTGGAAAAGTAACTGTAACACTTACACCAACTCAAACAAATAAACTCTTTTACCCAAAGTCAGTATATGACATTATGGTCGTAGATACTAATGCGAATAAAATAAAACTCCTTGAAGGGTTTATAACCCTAAATAGGTCGGTGACTATATAATGGTAGAATCCGTAGTTGTTAAAGAGCAAATAAACAAAGTCATAATCTCTTCACCTGGACCACAAGGCCCAAGAGGAAGAACTATTCTAAATGGATCTGGAGATCCAGCAGCAAATTTAGGACTTACTGGAGATTTTTATTATGACACGGTATCTTCTGCTTTTCACGGACCAAAGGTTTCTGATGTAACATGGTCAGGATCAAGGAAAATATTTTTAACAAACAATACGCTAGCTTATTCTTGGGAGCTTGCTCAGGTTACTGGGCCAACCCTAGGAGTGTATTCTGTTGTTATTAGTCATGGGCTTGGGTATCAACCAAACGTTACAGTCAAATCAAGCGCAGGAGATATTTTAGAAACTGGAATAGATTACAATAGCACTAACCAAATAACACTGACAATGGCTCAACCATTTTCAGGGACAGCATACCTGTCATAAGGAGATAGCAAATGGCAAGAAAATTTTTAGTTAGCGTTGATCTCAACAAGAATGAGTTGCTCAATGCTAGAATCCAAAACTTAGGCTCAGCGCCTTCAAACCCAGTAGTTGGACAGATTTACTACGATACATCAAATAGCACAATGTATTACTACAATGGACTATCATCACCTAACGGTCCATGGATGCCGATGTCTGGCTCCACAGAAGTTATACAAGATGTAATTGGTGCTTCTATTGTTGGCGGAGTTGGGCTAACAGCAACATACGGTGACCCAGCTGGAACAACAACAATTGATTTAGACAATACATCTGTAACTGCTGGTTCATATGGATCAACAACAGCAATTCCTACATTTACAGTTGACGCTCAAGGTCGTTTAACTGCAGCAGGAACAGTAAACGTAGCAACTAACCTTTCAGTTGCTGGAGATACTGGAACGGATACAGTTGATCTTCTTACAGACACACTTACAGTTGCTGGCGGAGAAGGCATCGATGTAGCGGTAACAAATAATACAATTACAGTATCTGCAGAAGATGCAACCTATACAAATAAGGGTGTAGCTTCATTTAGCTCAACAGACTTTACAGTTACAGCAGGAGCAGTGTCTCTTAATAAAGATCCAGTAATTACACTTTCAGGAGATGTAGCTGGTTCTGCAACAATGACCAATTTGGGTGATGTTACAATATCAACTACAATTGAGCCAAACTCAGTTGCCCTCGGAACTGATACAACTGGAAGCTATGTTTCAACAATTGCAGGAACATCTGGAGAAATTACAGTATCAGGCTCTGGATCAGAATCCGCAGCAGTAACTATTGGATTGCCAGATGATGTATCAATTACTGGTAACTTAAGCATTGGTGGAAACCTTGATGTTCAAGGATCTATTAACTCTATAAGCACAACAGAAGTTAATATTGTTGACAATAAGGTAGTTCTTAATACCAACGTCACTGGCGCACCTTCAGCAGATGCTGGAGTAAAGGTAAACCGTGGAACCTCTGCAGACGTAGAGCTTCTATGGAACGAAACGGCAGATCAATGGACATTAACAAATGATGGCACAAATTACCATGAGATAACAAGAAAGTATAAAACAACTCTTAATACTTCAGCAACATCTTATACGGTAACTCACAATTTAGGTACAAAAGACATAGTGACTGCCATTTATGAAGTTGCTTCACCATATGCACAAATAGAGGCAGATGTTGAGCACACATCAGATTCAGTAGTAACTATTAAATTTGCAGTTGCACCAGCATCTGGAGAATATAGAGTAGTTGTAATAGGATAAGGATTTCAAATGGCCAAAAAGTTTAAGTCATTACTAAATCTACTCACACTTGCAGAAGATCCCATTGTGGGATCATCTGGAGATGTATACTTTAATGTAACAAGCAAAAACATTAAAATTTACAACGGTGCAGTGTGGGTTGACTTAACTCCTGGCTCTACCGATCCCGCTCCATTCTACATGCACACACATTCTTATGATGGAAATGTACACACAGTTAACTTGCAAGAAACAATAAACTTTTCTGAAGACATTAACAATAATGCAGGTGTTTTAGAAACAAATCCTGCTATAATTGGCATAGACGGTGGTACTCCAACATCATCGTATACAAATGCAAGCTATACAGAACTAACATTGTTGGATGGAGGACAAATTGGCGACTAATTACCCTACATCAAAAGATAACCTTACTAATCCTGCCGCAACTGAATCAATGGAAAGCCATGCAACACTGCATGGTAACGTCAATGATGCAATTGAGGCAATTGAAAGTAAGCTTGGCGTAAACGGATCAACAGATGTAAACTCAATAGACTATAAAGTAAGCCAGCTTCAAACAAGCTTGGCTACTCTAGATGCAGAGAATGCTTCAGAGCTTTTAGGCTTAGATGGAAACAACGATCTAACTATAGACGGAATAGAAAACAAAACTGCTATAGATTCATTTTCAAAGACAGTATACAAAACAGCCAGGTACTCACTGCAGATTCACAAGTCTGTTGGCAACCTAACATCTACATCAACTATACTTTTGTTAAACGACGGAACTGATGTTTATATATCAGAATCAGACATGGTGTCAAACACAGATCAATCGCTTGCTACCGTTACTTTTGAAGAAAATAGCGGTATAATAAGTCTATGTGTAACCCCTGTTTCAGGATCAATAAAAGTAAGATATTTTAGAACAGCATTAAAAGCATAAAAAAAGCAGTAAAGGGAGTCATATAAATGGCAACAGTAAATAAAAACTTTAGAATTAAAAATGGGCTTATCGTTGAAGGTGGCACCGCTACCGTTAACGGCTTTGGTGTATTAACCAAGGCTCAAGCAGACCAAGACTATATTGTTGGTCTTATTGGTGGTACAGCAACTTCAGCTAACGAAGCTAATAAGGTTGTAAAGCGTGACGCCAATGGAAACTTTGCTGCAGGAACAATTACTGCAACATTTGTTGGTAACGTAACAGGTACCGTTTCAAGTCTTTCAAATCATGACACAGACGACCTTGCAGAAGGCGCAAACCTTTACTTTACAAATGCTCGTGCACTTTCAGCAACAGCAGCAGCCTACGATGCAGCAGGCTCAGCAGCAGGAGCACAATCAGCAGCAATTGCAGCAGCAGCATCAGATGCTACATCAAAGGTAGCAGCAGAAGCAGCACTTAGAGTATCAGGCGACGCAGCTTCAGTATCAACTGCAGCAGCAGATGCCACAACTAAGGCTAATGCAGCACAAGCAGCCGCTATCTCAGCAGCAGCATCAGATGCCACAACTAAGGCTAACGCAGCACAAGCAGCAGCTATCTCAGCAGCAGCAACAGCACTTTCAAATCACGAATCAGATACAACAAATATTCATGGTATTGCAGATACTTCTCTTCTAGCAACTACAGCAAATGTAGCAACAGCTAAAACAGAAGCAATTGCAGCAGCAGCTTCAGCTTCAGCATCAGCAATTTCAACAGCAATTGCAACAGAGGTTTCAGACCGAAATACAGCAATTTCTTCAGCAGTAAGCGTACTAACAACTGGTGCGCCAGAGCTTCTCGACACATTAAATGAATTAGCCGCAGCAATCAATGATGATCATAACTATGCAACAACAATGACAACTGCTTTGGCAGCAAAAGCTCCACTTGCTTCACCAGCACTTACTGGTACACCTACAGCACCTACTGCAGCAGCAGATACTAATACAACTCAGATTGCAACCACAGCATTTGCTAAGGCAGAGGCAGACGCAGCAGAAGCAGCAGCAGCATCAGACGCAACTGCCAAAGTAGCAGCAGAAGCCGCACTTAGAGTATCAGGCGATGCAGCTTCAGTATCAACTGCAGCAGCAGATGCCACAACTAAGGCTAACGCAGCACAAGCAGCCGCTATCTCAGCAGCAGCATCAGATGCCACAACTAAGGCTAACGCAGCACAAGCAGCCGCTATCTCAGCAGCAGCATCAGATGCCACAACTAAGGCTAACGCAGCTCAAGCAGCAGCAGAAGCAACAGCAGCAGCAGCAAACACAGCACAGCAAAATGGAACTACAGCATTCACAGCAATTAATTACAACTCTGTTGCTAAGCAAGTTGCAGCAACAACTGGAAATATTGCAGTAGCAGCAGAAACAACAGCTATTGCGTGGACCGCAACAGACTACAGAAGCGCTAAGCTTGTTGTTAAGGTAAAGAATGGTGTTCACACTCAGGTTTCAGACCTAGTAGTAACACTTGATACTGCAAATAACGTAGCAGTTTCTGAATATGGCATTACATATTCAAACGGAACAGAATTGGCTGCAGTAACAGCAGATTATTCTGGAACAGATGTAAGAGTTAGAGTAACACCAGCAAACGCTAACACTGAAGTTGTCGTTGTTGGAACATTAATTAAATAATTAAATAACGAGGTTATGGGGTTCCTTTTAAAAACCCCACCAAAACACTTAGGGGATATGTGAACTTAAATGGCAACAGATAATAAGAATTTTAAAGTAAAGAATGGACTCAATGTAGCAGGTACTGCCACATTTGGGTCTAACGTCGTTTTAGGAACAACACCCCTTAGATTTGATACAGCAACAAATAAGCTACAGCTTCAATTAAATGGCACTTGGGTACCAATTGCACTTAATTCAGAGATTCCAGATATAGCTTCACAGATTAGTTTTATGGATATTGGTTTAGCCATTGATTATAACGGACAGCCAATATATACAGTACAGGCAAACGGAGTTACCCCTGAAGGAACAAGCAAATTTGTAGATGGTGGATCTCCATCTTCTACAGATGCCGATGTTTCTATGGTTTTTGACTCTGGAGTCATATCTTAAAGCAATAAATGATACAATAAGCAGTATAAATAAAATATATAAGGGGTAACAAAATGGCAACAGTAAGATTACAGTTAAGAAGAGGCACAGAAGCTCAATGGGATTCAGCAAATCCAATCCTAGCAGCTGGAGAAATTGGTATTGAAACAGATACTAATACATTTAAATTTGGAGATGGAAGCACTGCTTGGAACTCACTAAGTTATGCTCTCTCACAAACAGTAGACGATTATATTCTTCTAAGTACAAAAGGTGTTGCAAATGGTGTTGCTTCATTGGACTCATCAGGATTTATTCCTTCTGCTCAGCTGCCACCATTAGCAAAAGTCACAGTTTCTTCAGCAGCAAACCAAGCTGCACGTTTAGCTTTAACGGCAGAGCCTGGCGATATTGCAATTCAAGCAGACAACGGCACAACATATGTACTTGCCTCTTCCCCTGCAAGCACAAATGGCAACTGGCGGGAAATATCAGCCACAGCTGCAATATCAGCAGCAATAGCAACACACGAGGCTGACACAACATCAGTACATGGTATTGCAGACACTTCACTTTTAGCAACTACAGCAAACGTAGCAACCGCTAAGTCAGAAGCAATTTCTGCAGCAGCATCTGCAGCAGGAACAGCACTTTCAACTCACGAATCTGACACAACAGCAGTACATGGCATTGCTGACACAAGCATACTTGCGACTACAACAGGAACACAAACTCTTACAAATAAGACTCTTACATCTCCAGCAATAAATACCCCAACTGGAATTATTAAGTCAGACGTTGGTTTGTCTAATGTTGATAATACTTCAGATGCAAACAAGCCAGTCTCACTTGCAGCATTATCAGCATTAGATTTAAAGGCTCCTTTACAGTCACCAGCACTTACTGGAGACGCTACTGCAGTTAACCTAACACTTTCTGGAAACTTGACAGTAAATGGATCAACATCAACAATTAACTCAACCACACTTACAGTTCAAGATAAAGATATTGTTTTAGGACAAACAGCAACACCAACTGATGCCGCTGCAGATCAAGGCGGAATAATTCTAAAGGGAACAACTGATAAATCAATCAAGTATAGCCTTGCAAAATCAGCATGGGATATTTCAGAAAATATTAATATTCCTGGAGATAAAGCTGTTAAGATAAACAATATTGACGTTTTAACAGTAAACACAGTTTTAGGAAAAGCCCTTCCAGGAGTAGTTGTTGGAACATCTGAAACTCAAACATTAACTAATAAAACAATTAATGCTCCAACAATTGATACCCCAACATTTACTGGAACATTTTCTCTTCCTGCAACAACAAGCATTGGTTTGGTTTCAGCGACTGAGCTAGAGCTTCTTAACGGAGTTACAGCAAACGTACAGACTCAGATTGATGCTAAGGCACCCGCTGCTTCACCAACATTTACTGGAACAGTATCTTTGCCTTCAACAACAAGCATAGGCTTGGTTTCATCAACTGAGCTAGAGCTTCTTAACGGAGTTACAGCAAACGTACAGACTCAGATTGATGCTAAGTTGGCTTCAGCAACAGCAGCAACTACATACGCCCCACTTGCAGCACCAACATTTACTGGAACAGTCTCTCTTCCTGCAACAACAAGCATTGGTAATATCTCAGCAGAAGAGCTAGAGCTTCTTAACGGAGTTACAGCAAACGTACAGACTCAGATTGATGCTAAGTTGGCTTCAGCAACAGCAGCAACTACATACGCCCCACTTGCTTCACCAACATTTACAGGAACAGTATCTCTTCCTGCAACAACAAGCATTGGAAATATTTCATCAGTTGAGCTAGATCTTCTTAATGGAGCAAGCTCAAACATTCAAACACAGATTGATCTTAAAGCACCACTAGCTTCTCCAACATTTACTGGCACAGTAACACTTCCAGCAGGAACAGTTACATCTGGAATGATTGCTGATGGAGCGGTTGCAACAGCAGATGTTGCAGATTTAGCAATAACAACTGGAAAAATTGCAGATTCATCAATAACTGAAGGAAAAATTGCAAATGATGCAGTAACAACTGGAAAGATTGCACCAGACACAATTGTAAATGCTGATATAAATCCATCAGCAGCAATTGCAACATCTAAGATTTCAGGACTTGACACAGCCCTTGGATTACTGGCACCACTAGCATCGCCAACATTTACTGGTACAGTATCTGGTATCACAAAGACAATGGTTGGCCTAGGATCCGCTGATAATACAGCTGATACAGCAAAGCCAGTATCTACAGCACAGGCTTCAGCAATTGCAACCGCTAAAGCAGAAGCAATTGCAGATGCAACATCACAAGTTAATGCACTACTAACAGGCGCACCAGCTGCTCTTAACACACTTGATGAACTTGCTGCAGCACTTGGTGACGATGCAAACTTTGCATCAACAGTAACAACAAACCTTGGTCTAAAGGCCCCACTTGCTTCTCCAACATTTACAGGTACAGTAACAGTTGCAGCCGCAGGTGTAGCGTTTACAGACGGAACACAGACAAAGGCTGGTGTCCCATCACTTACAACAATTGGAACTGAAATCTCAGCAGCATATAACCTATCAACAGGTGGCCTTGCCCTAAGAGATCAACTTATCCCAATTGCAGGTACACGGGCAATTACAATACCAACAAATGCAACAACAGCCTTCCCAATTGGTACATCAATTGATTTCTATCAAGCATCAGGAACTGGCGCAAACTTTGTAGCGGCAGATGGTACAGTTACAATTCTTCGTACACCAGGATTAACATTAAGAACTACATACTCATCAGCAACTCTTACCAAGGTAGCAACAAATACTTGGTTACTAGCTGGAGATCTAACAGCGTAATGAAAAAATCAAAGACAGGGGTTAAATAAATGGCAAACAAAAGAATAGGTAGAAAATCTTCGGCGCAAGACAATTTTTTGGAGCCAAGCAAACCAATAATTGATAGTGCTGTAAACGTCGGAACAGATCGACCTTATAACAACGGAGCCGTAACCATCACCTTTTCTTTGCCAGCAGCATCTCCACCAGCAACATCTTATACAGTAACAGCTAGCACTGGCCAAACAGCAACTGGATCATCATCTCCAATTATTGTAACGGGCTTTGCATCAGTAGCAAATCCAACATTTACAATGACAGCATCCAATGCCGCTGGAACGTCTCTTGTTTCGCTTACTTCAGCAGCAGTAACAGTAAGCACAGTTCCACAAGCGCCACAATCTGCTTCAGCAACCGCTGGAGTAAATCAAAATACCATAAATTGGACAATTGGCGCAACAGGCAACTCTCCAATAACAAGACATAATGTTACTGGAACAGACGGATCAGTTTCAGGTAACTTAGCATCTAATGCAACATCTGCAGTAATTGCAGATACACCAAATACATCTCAAACATATTCTGTAACTGCTACTAACATAAATGGAACGTCTTTGGCTTCAAATGCAACGGGTAGCGTTACAACTATAGCTCCGTTCTTCCCGTTCTTCCCGCCTTTCTTCCCACCATTCTTCCCGTTCTTCCCACCGTTCTTCCCATTCTTCCCACCATTCTTCCCACCATTCTTCCCACCATTCTTCCCACCGTTCTTCCCATTCTTCCCACCGTTCTTCCCATTCTTCCCACCGTTCTTCCCACCGTTCTTCCCACCGTTCTTCCCACCGTTCTTCCCATTCTTCCCACCATTCTTCCCACCGTTCTTCCCAGGATTCGGACCATACTTCCCAGGATTTAAGGCACCGTTCTTCCCAGGATTCGGACCGTTCTTCCCACCGTTCTTCCCAGGATTCGGACCGTTCTTCCCATCATTTGGCGGCGGACCATACTTCCCATACTTTCGGGGATACTAAATAAAATATACTTTTCTTTTCTAGAATAGTATGATAAGATGTTATAGTAGAAATGAGATACTATGGAATGGTATGACCTGCCACGAATTGAAAAAACAACTTCAAGAGTTGAACCAAAAGAAATTGACAATGGCATGATTGTTGAAAATCTTGAATATGGAATAAATCTTTATAGAAATGCAATTAGTCAAGAAGATTGCCAAAGATTAATCAACATGCTTGAAGAAGAAATATCTTTGGATAAACGTGGAATAAAGTGGCACGGAGCAACTGTTAATGCTAAAGCCGAGCCAACCAGTCATGCTAGAAATTGTTATGATTTAAAGTTTAAAAGAGATCAGCTTGGTAACTATCTTGCAGATAGTGATGTTTTAAGAGAATGCTATGATATTGTTGATGTTGGATTAAATAAATCACTAAGACATTATGAGTCCGTTTGGAATTTTAACATTAATTACAAAGAAGCATTTAACTTTGTTAAATATCTACCAGGAGAATTTTTTAAAATTCATGCTGATCATGGTCCATATTACACATGTACAGTTTCTGCAGTTGTTTATCTAAATGATGACTACGAGGGCGGAGAGATTGAATTTCCAAGACACGACCTTGTTTTAAAACCAAAAGCAGGAGACATAATTCTTTTCCCTTCTAATTTTGTTTATGAGCATGCATCTTTAAATATAGAGTCGGGAACAAAGTACTCTGTTGTTATTATGATGGACTACAATGATCTTTATCATGACAAAGAGAACGGGAAAAAATATTAAAATATTATTTCAATCGTTTAGGCCATGGCTAAACAAGTTTAGCCCATCAGTGCCAAAACCAACACAGCAAAGCATACCTGCATGGTATAAAGAGGCTGATAGATTTGCAAAGATGCCAAATGGTGAATACTATAAGGCCACAAAAGAGGTATGTCCTGTTTCAAAAGAGGGGGACCCAAAAGATTTTGGCAAGATTCCTACATGGAAAGCCTGCCCAGCAATATTAGATGCATTTATGACTGGATATGTTTTAAGCACTCCATGCGATTTAGTATTTTCAAAAAATAAAAATGGAAAGATTTCTGTAGAAGTAAAAGACAAAAAGCATATTAGTTTTGTAACAGAAAGAACTCCTATGGAACAATTCCCATCGCCTATAGGATATTACGAAGATCATTTTGCATGGTACCCAGAATGGGGAATTCAAGTTCCAGAAGGCTATAGTGCATTATTTATGACACCAATGAATAGATTTGATTTACCATTTTTAAATACAAGTGGTGTTGTTGACAACGATAAAGTTCACTTACTTGGAACATTTCCTTTTTTTATTGCAAAAGACTGGGAAGGCACTATTCCAAAAGGAACACCATTCTTACAGATTCTTCCATTTAAAAGAGAAGATTGGGATCACGATGTTGAATATTTAAAAATAAAAGAAATGCAAGACAGATTAGTTGAAAATGCAAATTTTTATCGTCAGCCTGACGGTGGAGTATATAAATCAAAAGTTTGGACAAAGAGGGATTATAAATGACAACACAAACTAAAAGCACAGCACCTACTTGGAGCAGCAAAGAAGAGCTAGCCCCTGGAATATTTGTATACAGAGATGTCTTAAAAAAAGACCTTGATATAATTAATAGGCTTGAGGGTGCAGTTGGGCAAGTTGGAACTAAAGAAAAAAGATATACTTTCCAGCCAGCATACGTTGGCTATCAACAACTAATGCCAGACTATAGAGACTGTGTAGATATTAAGTTTAAAAAAAGTGATATTGCTTTAGACAAAAGCGAAGATGCAGAAAAGCTAAAAGCTCTGTGGCAAGATGTATATGATGCTCAATATCCAGCAGTTGTAGATTATTGCAAAGCACACAATATTATGGAGCTTAAGTATTGGGAAGCTTTTAACTTTATTAAATATGGAGAAAGCCAGCATTTTATGGAGCATCAAGATCATGGGTATTCTTACAATTGTGTTGTTTCTCTTGTAGGATATGTTAACGATGATTATGATGATGGAGGGCTTTATTTTAGACTTCAAAATCTAGACATTAAACCAAAGGCTGGAGATCTATATGTTTTCCCATCTAATTTTATGTATGCCCATCAAGCAAAAGCGGTAACCAAGGGAACAAAATACTCTATAGTAACAATGCTTGACTACAGTAAAAAATTTCATACTCCAGACATGTATGATCCAAAATGGGACAATGAAGTAAATGAAAATAACAGTATATAAAAATAACCAGACTAGATCTAAAATTGAACAGACTAAAGTCAAAAGAGACTGGATGGATGATACTTTAGATGCTCATGCCTACAAATGTTTTCCAGTTTCTCTGGCAAATACAGTTGGCTGGTCAATTTCTTTTTTAGATGATATTGAGTTTATTTGGGATGGAATTTCAGATACAACCCCAGATCATGTAACCATATTATCAGGCCCAGTAGGTGTTCCCACAACAGTAAGAGGAAACGCTACTATAAGTTTTTATTCTGGATTCTATTTTGATACACCTGAAAACGTTTCAATGTTACAAATCGTTCCCCCTAACTTTTTTGTTGATGGAGCAACCCCATTTACAACAGTAATATCAACTTCAGTTTTAAAAGAAGCAATTCCTATTGCCTGGAGAATTACAAGGCCAAATACTATAATTAAAATTCCAGCTGGAATGCCAGTTGCTACTTTTATTCCAATATCATTAAAAGAGTATCAAAATGTCGAGCTTGAAATTAAAGACAAAGTTTTTGAAGGTATGGATTTAAAAGAACGAGAAAAAAGACAAAAAGTTTGGGACGAAATTACTAAAAAGGGCGGATTTACAAATTTTTATAGAGATGCAGTAGACTATTTAGGAAATAGCCTAGGCAGCCACGAGATAAAGTCTTTAAAGTTAAAGATTACTGATCTTACCTCTAAAGACAAGAAATGATATAATAGAAAAATGAACTCAACAAATCAGGATGCTTCAGTAGTATACAAGACACCATCTCTCACGCCCTCTGGATTCTTTGGGTATGGCAAGGACATGATAGTTGAACTGGAAAACTTTATGACTCAAGAAGAGATGGATTTTCTTGAGGCAGCTGCTAGAAAAATAACTATTTGGGATGTAACAGAAAGCCATGTTAATGAAAATGGTACAACCGTATATGATGCTAATTACTGGAAAGACAGAGTTTGCACAAGCCCATCTCTAGATAAAAATGATCCAGAAATTAGACCCATTCTTCAAGGTCTGTTTGAAAGACTAAAGCCAATTGTTGAAGATTTCTATAAAGTTAAAGTGACCCCAACAGGAACAACAATTGTTCGCTGGCTTCCTGGACAGTTCCAAAAACCACATGCAGATAAAGAGCTTCATGAGCTTCCAGATATTGGATTACCAAATGATTTCCCATACTACGACCTTTCAAGTTTATTTTATTTAAACGATGACTACGAAGGTGGAGAATTGTATTTTCCTTTACAAGGTGTTCAATTTAAACCTAAAAAGGGAGCAGCCTATTTTTTCCCAGGCGATATGAATTATATTCACGGAGTAACTGAAATTAAAGGTGCAATTAGATACACCTGTCCATTTTTCTGGGAAATACTAGAGCATACTGGAGAAAATCAACCAGACCCAAATAAAAAATATTATAGAACACTACTAGATGGAGATATAAATAAATGAGTACTTCAGAAAGATTAACAGCAGATATTTTAGTATTTAAAAACTTTTTAACAAAAGAAGAATCTTCTGCAATAATAAAAGTTTTAGAGGCTCAAGTTGCAAATGAAAAATTGTCATGGACTCCAATCACTTTTTACGAATCATACTCTTCTGTCTTGCCACAAGACGGTGACGAGGAGCTAGAACAATTTGGTTTAGCTTCAGATTTTTTCTCTACACTTCAAAATAAGATTATTGATGCAGTTGCTGAGGTACACAACAAGCCTTCTTCAGATATTCACAAGATTGGATTTCATGCTCAAAAATGGGAGCCTGGAGCTTACGCAAAAGAACACTCAGATAATACAGACTTACAGGGAAACACAGGCCCGTTTGAAAGAAGTAGATACGCAGCTTTCTTGTATCTAAATGATGATTTTGAAGGTGGCAATCTAATATTTAATAAACAAAACCATACACTAGTTCCAGAGACTGGCACACTTACATCTTTTGCAGGTGGCTTTGATAATACTCATGAGGTTACAATGATAACTTCTGGAATAAGATACACTCTAGGTTCATTTTGGGATGATCGGTCACCAGAATCATATCCACAAGAAACAATAGACGCTTGGGATGCAGAAATGAAAAAAATTAGAGAAGAGCAGGAAGTTATAAAGTCAGAATGGCAAGATGCATTAAAAGAAGGATACCGAATAGATCTAGATGGAAATAAATATAAAATAGAGGAGAACGACAAATGAAGCTAGAAGAAAAATTACATGAAAATGTTTACATGTATTCAGATGTAATTGAGAACCCCCAGGCAATTATTGATTTGATAAATAAGCTAGATTCTGATGAAAGAGTTCACAAGGTTATTCCAAGATGGAAAAACTGGAATTCAAGCAGCAGAGACGGTAACATCTTTGGAAAGAAAAAGGATTTTAATCTTTCTGAGGTAGAAAATTTAGATGAAGATATAAGAAAAGATGTAGACTTTATCATATCAACAATTAGAAATGCTATTAAGAATATATCAGAATCTTTTATTGTTGATAGAGGTCTTAAGGGTGTTCCAAACGTATCACCATTTGTTGGCATTCAGAAATATATTGAAGGTTGTGCTATGGGCGCCCACTTTGACAGACAAGCTGGAGACAACAGCTTAGAATGGTCAATTATTATTTACTGGAACGATGACTACGAAGGTGGAGAGATATCATTCGTTATCCGACCAGAAGACCTAAGATTAGAAATGAATGGTCACCTTAGACCACCAGATGATGCGCTAGATCCAAGAACTAAAGATATGGTTACATTTACTGCAAAGCCAAAGGCTGGAAGCGCATTAATATTCCCGTCAACAGATCCTTATAAGCATCAGGTACACATAATGAAATCAGGAGACAAGTTTATCACTCCTGGATTTATCTTTGTTGATGGGTATGTTGTTGGAGGCCCAGGTGGACCATCAGAAGAATACATTAAGCAGTACCACGAACAAAACCAAGAATAATGTAGTTGATGTTAGACTATAAAATTGCAAAGTTATCTGATCAAGTTTATGAAATACAAAACTTTATAACAGAAGAAGAGCTTGATCAGGTAATGCAATTTATAAATCTTAGAAATGATTCTGAGTGGCATGAAGAAGATCTAACATATGAGTTTTGGGATTCTAAAGTTTTAAATAGAAAATCTGTAAATTCATGTAGTATTTTTTTAGATTTTTATAATAGAATATCTGCACTGTTTTCTGGCAATGTTGATGTTACTGGAATAAATTTACAAAGATATCGAATGGATGACTTCCTTGGACTTCACACTGATGATCATGAGGGCCATAGGGCTTCTAGTCAAAAGGTATTTTATGGTGCTGTTCTTTATTATAATGATGACTACAGCGGCGGTGAATTAGAGTATCCTGATTTAAATATAGTGCACAAACCAAAAAGTAGATCACTGGTTATTCATGGCGGGAAAATTTTACATGGTACAAAGCCAGTAAAAAATGATGTAGTTAGATATATATCAACAGTATTTGCAAAACATCACGTTGATGATAAAGGTATATCATTAAACGAAGACTTATTTGGAGAATATCATGGAGTATAAGGGAAATAGTGGACAAGAAAGATTTGTGCTGGATTTACTTAAAAATAAAGAAAATGGTTACTACGTAGAGCTAGGTGCATTTGATTCTAAAAAAGGAAGCAACACCTATCATCTAGAAACAGATTATAAATGGAACGGTGTTTCATTTGAAATAGACCCAGAAAGACACGCAGAGTTTGTTTCAAATAGAAAAAATCCATGCATTTTGGGAGACGCAACACATTTTAATTATCTTTCCTATTTTGAAGACAATAACTTTCCAAAACAAATAGACTACTTGCAGGTTGACATAGATGCTGGGTATACCCCAGAAGGAAACTCTGTGGGAAATCCCTACTTAACTTTACACGGACTACTTGCTATTCCTTTAAGCAAGTATAGGTTTTCTGTAATTACTTTTGAACATGACTCTCAAATTGAATATAACAATAAGGGAATGCGTGAGGCGCAAAGAGAAATTCTTTCTTCATTTGGTTATAAGCTAGTTGTTAGAGAGTGGCATGAAGATTGGTGGGTAGATCCATACGCTATACCGTATTTGGATTTTAGAGAAAAATTTAAGATGGCGTGGACATAAATGAGCGGACAGCTAAAGCAAGAGCATCACGATGTTGTTAAAGAGTACATTGAGACTGTAGCAAATAAAAAGTCCGATGCCTATATGCTTACAATTGCAAGAGATGGGGAAGAGCCAGCAAGATCAATTATATTCTTCCCAAATGCTATAGAGGCAGCAGAAGCATACAATATGTACAACGACTGGGGATTTGCAAAACAATATCTTACAGTTAGGCTATATGAGCCTACAGGCAAAATAAATGAAAAGGTGTTTAAGAGAAATCAGGCAGGAGACCCAACATTCTTAAGAACAAACTATATAGATGTTACAGAAACCTTATTAGGCCTAAAGCCTTTAATTTCAATTCAAGCATATGAGAATACCTGTATGGAGATAATGACCTCATTTGCCAAAGATAACTGGAGATTTAACCCAGAGAGATTCTTATCAAATTTGGGAATTGACAAAAAGCTAGACTGTTGATTTTAGGACTTATTGTAGTATAATATTAAATATGACTCCTTATAAAAGAATCCCTAGAAGACATTTTACAGATGTTCAATTTAACCCATACTTTAAAAGTCATGCCTTTATTGAGAGAACAGATAAGGCTTATGAAAAAAATAAGAAGGATGTCTTTAGCGTATTTAAAAAATTAAAAAAGATATTCTTTAGGAAATAATGTCATACTATCTTTCTACAATAAAAGACTCTCCTACTGGACTATGGAAGCTAGATGAAACTTCTGGCACCACCGCCTACGATAGTTCTGGATGTGGAAATAACGGATCGTATGTAGGTGGAATTGGAATATCTGGAATGCCAATAGTTGGTGGTGGCAAACACACAAATAAAATAGATAGCTCTAAATCAATACAGTTTGCTATTTCAAAAGATTTTTCTGGCACCACTGGTACTGGAGGATTTGCAACCGTTTCAACCTCTGATAACGATTTTACCCTTGAGGCATGGTTTCATCCAAAAACATTAACATCAGTAACTCCAATATTTGCAGATTCTGACGGCATTGGTTTGTATTGGGATAATGGCAATGTAGTATTTAAATTAGAAAATGAAAGAGTTGATTACTCTGTTCCTAATTCAAATAGAGTAATTCATGTTGTTGGTGTATATTCAGTAGACTCAATGAGTTTGTATGTAGACGGATTGCTAGTTGCGAATAAGACGATATCAATATCTTTTACAAACACAAGCATAACCCTGTCATGTGGCCCAGCCACAGGAGATCAATATTTTTTAATTGATTGCCCAGCGGTTTATAGATATGCTCTTTCTGCAAATTCAATATTATCTCACTACAATAATTTATTTTTAATTAATGATGAGCAAATCCCAGGACCAGATCTGGGAGAGCTATTTAGGGGCGCAGAAAGATATCAAGATATAAAAACAAGATATGTTTATCCAGTTCAAATATTATGGAAAGATCTTATATACGACAATGAGGCATTGGCTTATAACTCAATTAACAATAGTTTATATTTAAATTCAGGATTTACTACTGGAGAATTTGTAGAAGATTTAGTATTAAATATTACAAATCAATATGTATCCTCAAAAATAGAATGGATGGCATCAAAAGGGGTTTCGGTATATGTATCAGAAACATCCGAGACTGGCCCATGGACTATATGTGTAAATGGATCATCTATACCAGGATTTACACAAGGATCTAGTTTTTCTTCACAAAAAATACTGTACTTTAAAGTAGTTTTTTCATCAACTAATTCAGATAGATATATTCCAGAGCTATATTATTTAAAAATTTATTTCCATTCTGAAAAGAAAATGTTTTCTCACAACGGTAGCGGCATCTTGTCTACATCACAGCCCACTACTGGAACTATCTGGGATTTTGACATATCAAATAATAAATATCCAGTTAGAACTAGAAATTATGATAATGGAATAAGACCAAAGTCTTCAGCATTTTTTATAAACTCATCAAATGATGTTAGAAATATTGAAATGATATTTACTCCAAAATCATTGTCTAGCGGACATTTGATATTCAACAAACCTGGATCTACAGAGACCTCACTCTCCTGGGCGGCAGGCGGGGTGATATCAAAATCCAACATTAGTAATATCTATATAAATGGGCAAGATGCATCTTCAGCAACAAACATATCCTCATACTTATATATAGATGAGCCCAATTATATACTTATAAAAACAGCTTCTGTAATAAATGGACAAATTTGGTTTAACGGAAAGCAACTATTAGGAGTGAGATCTGGTGTGCTTGATGATAACCTTTATCAAAACATTGCCCTATACTCAGACCCATTAATTAGCCACCAAGAGCACTATGACCTTTACACAGGCAAAACTTTATTCGTTGGGAGCGATTCGTCAATGAGCATGACAGAAGAGTCAGTCTCAACATACTCCAGAGACAGGGCTGTGTTCCAGATTATATAATTTTGTCAGGTTGAGTGACAAAAAGCTGGACTTATGTATATAAGAATGGTAAAATAATTAACTATGGACATAAAAAGAATTAATGCTCAAATGAAATCTGGCGAGACTAGGCTAGGAGTCTATGTCTGGGAGATGCCTGACGGAAGATGGATCGGTGACGAAGACAACAGCTTCCTGTCAATAACATCTATGTTTGGCAATAAAGAAAGAATTGCATTGCTAGCAAAGGCAGTTGCCCATTATGGAATTGAAGAAGGCCAGCCAAAGTTTATTGAAGGCAGCCGACAAATTGATGACGAAGAATTTGAATATCAAAAGCAAAGATTAAGATGGGGTCTTACCCCAGATCCATTGGACATAGGAGTCCATAAGGAAGAAATGGCTAAACTTAGGGGTCCTAAAAAATGATTGAGCATGATGAAGATGCAGTTGCAGATAGCGTAGAAATATCTAATGTCGCTGATTGGATGAAATTTAATAACCCAACAACGCAAAAAACTGATGACCTATTTGATATAGATGCAGAAGAATTGCTAAAGCTTTCTGGCCTAGGAGCATCCTTTAGAAGAAAGGTTTCTAGAGATATTCAAAAAGCTTTTGTTGGAAAAGACGGATCAGTAAGCCAGCAACTTCAACATCAGCAAGCAGTAAGCGGATATGCCACATTTGATTTAATTCAACCAGAATATAACCTTGACTATCTTTCAACAATTTATGAAATTTCACCATACAACTACGCTGCAATAAATGCAAAGGTTGCTAACATTGTTGGTCTAGGTTTTGATTTTATTGAGTCAAAGAAAACTACAGACACACTTGAAGATATTGAAGATGAAAGACAGCTAGAAAGAGCTCGTAAAAAGTTAAATAGAATTAAGCAAGACCTTCACCAATGGCTTGAGGATTGCAATGAGGATGAAACATTTAAAGAAACACTTATTAAGTTCTACACTGACTACGAAGCCACTGGTAATGGCTATCTGGAGGTCGGTAGAACGACGACTGGTAAGATAGGGTACATTGGTCATATCCCATCAAAGACAATGCGTGTAAGACGCTTCAGAGACGGATTCATACAGCTTCTTTATGGCAAGGCAGTATACTTTAGAAACTTTGGAGACACTAAAACAGTTAATCCAATAGCAGGTCAAGAAGATAGACCAAATGAAATTATTCATATAAAGAAGTACACTCCAAAGAATAACTATTATGGAATTCCAGATATTATTGCTGCACAAAATGCAATGGCTGGTAATGAATTTGCTGGTAAATATAACCTAGACTACTTTGAAAATAAGGCGGTACCAAGATATATTATTACAGTAAAAGGCGCAAAGCTTTCACCAGAATCAGAAAGAAAATTACTTGAGTTTTTCCAGGTAGGACTAAGAGGAAAGAACCACAGATCTCTATATATTCCACTTCCTCCAGATTCTCCAGACTCAAAAACTGAATTTAAAATGGAGCCAATTGAGGCAGGAGCACAGGAAGGCTCATTTGAAAAATACAGAGGCTCAAATAGAGATGAAATATTAATGGCTCACAGAGTTCCAATTAATAAAATTGGTACCCCAGCTGGTATTAATTTGGCTGCCGCTAGAGATGCAGACAAGACATTTAAAGAGCAGGTTTGTCGCCCAGCCCAAGAAAACCTAGAAAAGAAATTGAATAAGATAATTCAAGAAATGACGGATGCCCTAGAACTTAAATTTAATGAATTAAGTTTGACAGATGCTGATACCCAATCAAAGATTGATGAAAGATATCTTAGATTCCAGGTAATAACTCCAAATGAAATTAGAGTAAGAATGGGAATGGTTCCAAGAGAAGGCGGAGATGTCCCAGTAGATCTTGCAGCCCAAGCAGCTGAAATTAAAGCCCAAGCAACCCAAAGCAGAACTCGTGACCAAGAAAGATCTGCCAATTCTCCAGATAAATCTGGGGAGGGCAGAAATGCAAAGGGAGATGGAAGACAAGTCAACTAGTTCTACTCAACTACTTATTTGCCTTTTGATACAACAATCTCTATAATATATACATATGATCATAGAAAAGTCACATTGGTCCGCTAATGGAAATGCTATTAATTTATCAATTCCATTTACAAAGGTCAATAGAGAAAAAAGAACAGTCTCAGGGTTTGCAACATTAGACAACCTGGATCAGACTGGTGACGTCGTTACACAAGAAGCAAGTATGAAAGCGTTTGAAGGTTTTAGAGGAAACCTAAGAGAAATGCATCAGCCACTCGCAGTTGGCAAGGTTGCTTCATTTAGACCAGAGACTTTTTACGACCCAATAACAAAAGAATTTTACAACGGAGTTTACGTTGATGCATACATTTCAAAAGGCGCTCAGGATACATGGGAGAAGGTTCTAGACGGAACCCTAACTGGTTTTTCTATCGGCGGAAAGATTCTTGAATCAGATAACGAAGTAAACAAATCAACAGGAGCATCAGTAAGATTTATTAAAGACTATGCACTAGTTGAACTATCAATCGTTGATTCACCAGCAAATGAACTATGTAACATTTTTTCTATTGAAAAGGTAAACGGACAAATGATTTTTAAAGGCATTGCAGCAGATGTTAAAATGGAAAATATTTTTTATTGTGCAGACAGCGATTCTGTATTTATGTCAACAGAATCAGAATACTTGTCTCCAGTTACTGGAAAAAAGACAGAGCTCATTGGATGGGTAGAGTCAAACGACGTAAACAAAGGAAAAGAAATAGAAAAGATTCTTGATTCACGTAGATCAAGATTGCAAACATTGCCTGAAACACAAAATATAAATACGGCAATTGCAGAAGGAGGAAATGAAGTGGAAAAGCTTAATGTAACAGAAGCAACTCCAGTAGTAGAAGAAGCAGTAGTAGAAACACCTGCAGAAATTATTGAAGAAGTTGCCCCAGTAGAACAAGATTCTGCTGAAATTGTAGCTGAAGTAACTTCTGCCGAAGTTCTGGAAAAATCAGCAGAACTAACATCTCAGGAATCACCTGACTTTGTTAAAATGCTAGGCGACCTTAAGGGTTTCTTCTCAGAGACTTTGGAAAAGGCCTCTGAGGCAAACGCTGCTCAGGTTTCAACAATCAAGGAGACAGTCGAAGCTTTTAGCAAGAATGTCGATTTGAGAATTTCAGAATTAGCAGAAAAGCACACAGAACTCTCAACAGCAGTTGATTCAATTAAGTCTATAATGGACACAGTTGAAAAAAGAGTAGACGCAGTAGAATCAGACACTGCAATCAAGAAGTCCTCTGACCTTGGCGGGTCAACAGGAGTAACAATCAAAAAATCAAAATGGAACGGCACTTTCCTCGGTTCCGTTAGCGAATTAACAAAATAAGGGTATGGTGAAAACTAATGAGTAATGAACTATTAGCAAAAGCAGCTGAAGCAGGCACAACACTAACAGGTGGAATGACTGGCGCAGCAAACCCTACCGACGGAATTCACGTAGGTTCCGAGGGTAAGGGAGGCTTGCTCAATCCTGAGCAATCCGCAAGATTCCTCGATTACATGTTCGATGCAACAGTAATCGGTAAAGTAGCACGTACAGTTCGAATGAGAGCTGACACTACAGAGATTGATCGTATCGGCGTCGGAGAAAAGCTTATGAAGCTTGCATCTGAAGCAGAGAACACTGGCACAAATTCAGCCGTACAGTTCTCAAAGATTTCTCTCACAACAAAGAAGCTTCGCCTAGATTGGGAACTTTCAACTGAGTCTCTAGAAGACAATATTGAAGGCGCTGACCTAGAAGATCACATTGCAAGACTTATGGCAACACAGGCTGGTAACGACCTAGAGGACGTAGTCCTTAACGGTAACACAGCACTATCTTCAGATAACCTTTACAAGGCATTTGATGGTATTGTCAAGATTGCAAAGACAAATGGTCGTGTAGTAGCTGGAGCGGGCGCAGCAGTGTCTCGTGACATCTTCAACAAGGCTCTAAAGGCAATGCCACGTAAGTACAAGCAACGTCGTCCAGACCTACGCTTCCTTGCAGGCTCAAACCTAATTCAAGACTACTTGTACTCAACTTCACAGTTGGGTAACTATGGTTCTGCAAACCCACAGGATATCGCTTCAAGCATCATCCGTGGAAATGAAGGCGGACTTGGTGGTCCAGCAGGATACGTAGCACCATTCGCATTTGGTATTCCAATTGTTGAAGTTCCACTACTTAAGGAAACTCAGGTAGGATCATATGCAACACCAACAGGAGAGCACGGAGACGTCCACTTGACATTCCCAAATAACGTTGTTATTGGTATCAAGCGTGATGTAACTGTTTACCGCTTCTTCTGGCCAAAGAAGGACTCAATCGAATATACAATGTATACTCGTGTTGGTACCCAAATTGAGCAGGCAGATGCATGGGTAGTCGTAAAAGACGTTAAGGTTGCTTCTTAATTAAATAAGAAATAACTACCGAAAGGCCCCCAATTAATTTTGGGGGCTTTTCATTTTAATTTTATAGTGCTATAATTTGTATACATACCAAAGGAGTATATATATGTCATTTGACACACTTAAGGTCAAAGATCTAAAAGCATTAGCAGCGGACTTCGCAGTTGATGTGGACGGCCTAAAAAACAAAGCAGATATTATTGCATCACTTTCAGAAGAAGGAGTAACCTGGTCAGTCTACCAAGGTACACTTAAAAACATAGAGAACGCAAAAGAAGACGCAGATGAAATTCTTCCTAGACTAGATCCAAATCAGAAGCTTGATGAAGATATGGTTCTTGTAAAGATGGATCGACCAAACTACAGATATGATGCACTTGGATTTACTTTTACAATTGAGCATCCATTTGTAGCAATGAAGCCAGAAGTGGCTCAAGAAATTTTTGATAAGGAGGAAGGGTTTAGATTGGCTACACCTAGAGAAGTACAGGAGTACTACAACTAAGCCTAACACATGGCAGAGATATACCAAAACACAAGCTCGGCAGCAACAACAAAGCTTTACGTAAAAGGTGAGGCTATCACGCCTAGCTCCTCAGTAGTTGTAAAATTTTACGACATAACTGGCGATCCACTTATCTCTCCACAGATTAGCTCTTCATCAATCGTTGCTACCGTCACAGCAGAAGCAAATGAAGTCGACTTGGGTTCATTTAATGTTTACCTTCCAGCACAGCACACAGCAAGAACTAGAAAGTTTAAGCTAGTCTGGGACTGGCAGTATGACTCTGTAGCGTATTCCAACACAACCTACCTTGATGTTGTTGCACCTTATGTTGATATACAAGAAGCAGCACAAGAGATGGGGCTTGGATCAGATGCAAACGATCCAAATCATAAAACTTATCAAGAGCTAAAGTTGGCGGAAAGATATGCTAGAAATATAATTGAAGGACATACTGGACAAAAGTTTTACCTGCACGATGATCATTATTATTCAATAGGAAATGACTCAGACACTCTGCCATTAACAAAGAAGGTTAATCGTCTACACACTCTATATGCTAATGATCAGCTATTAGTGGACAAAATAAACAATGTAAATAACCTAGGATTAGTTGTTGAAAATACTGTTAGCGGATTTGGAATAAAAGTAAATCAGGCTTCGTATCTTGATAATGATGTATATATTGCAAATGGAATGGTGCCTCCTTCAATTAATGATGCATCACCAAATATATTTAGAAGATCAAAGCACTACACAGTATATGCACGATTTGGCTGGGATCATGTTCCAAATGAAGTACGTGACGCAACTGTAGAGCTAATGAAGATGTACTTTGCCAAAGACCGTGTATGGCGAGACAGATATGTTAAGAAGATATCTACAACAGACTGGGACTTTGAGTATTCTTCTGAAGCTTTCAGCGGAACAGGATCTTCTTACGCAGATAAACTTCTAGCAGACTATGTTATAACACAAATGGTACTGGTGTAATGTTTGACGTGGTTGATGGTTTAATGACCATGAAAATGGATGTCTACCGTCAATCAGAACGGCAGGATCCAAACACTGGTGCAATGGTTAGAGAATTCTCTTATATAAAAACAATAGATTGTTATGCCAGAGGAGTTATTACAGAAAGCCGAAATAGGTCTAATGATAACCAAAAGTTTTCAAACAAGTATTCAAATAACCAATATATAGAAGTAAGAACATCTGATAGACTAACTGCCAGAGATAAAATTAAAAACATTATTGATGCCAATGGCAACGCAATCTGGTATGAATTAAATTACCCAAGTGATACAGATACTGTATTTGATGTGATAGGAACAACCCCAATAGCAGATCCATTTGGAAATGTAGTTGGATATAACTCATCACTACAAAGAGCGGAGAATCAGCAAATTGGCGTCTGAAATTTTAGCAATTAAAGCAGCAAGCGGATTAGTTAACTTAATGTCTAATAAGCCAATGAGCGGTGCAATAAAAGACAGCACTGTTGCTCAGATATCTGCAGCTTTATTTTATAAGACAAATGTCATGGCTAAGCTTGCATCTAACTCTCAATTTCAATCAGCATTTAGAAGCGTAATCTTTGATCAGCTTCAAGTTGATTTTGGAGACTATGTAGATGCAAAAGCAAGAACCTCTCCAAAGTCTTTTCATCATGTTTATGAATGGGGCAGAGCTGGTCAGGATGAGGCTAGATTATTTAAATTAAAAAAGCTTCCAGCAGATGGGCTATCCTTAAAAGTTAATTATGAATTAATAGATTCTAAATCTTTCGTACCATCTGAAAACTCTAACAATAAACATGTCTTTGTTAAAAAAGCTGAGATAATGGAGCAGGGCAAAACAGTAGTTATTGCTCCAAGATTTTCAGAAAGATTGGTATTTGAAGTTGATGGATATACTGTATTTATGCCAAAGGGAGAATCTGTTACCGTTAGAAAGCCAGGCGGAGCGGCAACCAAGAACTCTTTCTTTGCTGCATACAGATACTTCTTTACTGGACAGCTAGTCAACATGTCTATTAAAAAATCGGGATTCCAAAAACTTTTTAACTCCTCATTATCTAGAGCATTAGGAGTTCCAGCACAAGTTAAGACGGTTAAGTACAGCTTCTCTGCAAATCAGTTAGCAAATGAAGCCGACGCCGCAACATCAGCAGCATTTGCGAGGTTAGCAAATGGCTAATTACAAATTGGATGCTATGTTTGAAATAAGAAAATTCTTATGGAGTAGACTTACAGCCGTCAACATATTTGATGCAGATGACTACTACTCCGACAACCTTAATGAAACCCTTGTTCCAATTGTTCCAGTACAGCAACAGCCAGAAATGAATCAATTTTTGAGTGGGAAGAAACACATAGTCTATGATAAGATAGGAATGTCTTATGAAAATAACTGGATGATATGTTGCGAACAAATCCTATTGACCCTATATTCACCAGATCTGCTTGATATTGTTGAAATAAGAAACTTCCTAACTGATGAATTTAGAAGAATGGATGAGTCTGCAAAGGATGTAAATAAATGGGCGGGGCTATCTAATAAATTCAAGTTCCATAGCATCCATATAGCAGACATATCATCTACAGCCCCATCAGAAGAGATACAAGGATTCTATGGAGCAGATGTAATATTAGAGGTAAAATACTCTAGAATAACAGATGGTAAAGGCAGATTTTCCTGATTTGCCTTTTATAATATAGTAGAGTAAAATTAGAACAGAGGAAAGGGCCTAGCCAGCCAAATAGATACATTAATTTCATATGAAATCAGGAGGCAATACAATTATGGCATATCAAAACACAGGTGACGCTAAGAATATTCTCGTAGGCGCATCACCACTATTTTTGTCAGTAGAAGATTCAACAGTATCTGGTTATGATTCAAGCATGGATGCAGGCAACGCAAACGCTTTCGTTGCATCAAAGAATCGTTTTGTACCAGCATTCTCATCAGGAGAGTCTTATACTACAACACTAAACAAAGTTTTAACAACAACAGGTGCTACTCAGACAGCAACGCCTACAGAGGCATCACCAGCAATTGGTGGAGCTTACCGTAACGTTGGTTACACAAATAACGGTCTACAGATCAGCTACCAGCCAACATTTGACTCAGTAACTGTTGATCAGTTGCTAGATACAGCTAAGCTGTTTAAGTCTGCAATGATGGTTCAGATCTCAACAGAAATGGCAGAAGGTACTCTAGAGAACGTTCTTGCAGTATTTGGTCAAAAGGGATCAACACTTACATCATCAGGAACAGGTGCAACAGCAGTTGACACACTAGGTTTGGAAGCAGGTGCACTAGGTGCAGCTCCAACAGAGCGTCAGCTAATTGCAGTTGGACAGGCTCCAACTTCAGAAGCATCATCAACTGAGCGTGTATACTATGCACGTCGTGTTTTGTCTGTAGAACAGTCACAGTTCTCTTTGGCTCGTACAGCAGCAACAACATTCCCAGTAACATTCCGTCTTCTACCATCAGGTGACTCAGATCACGCTGGTTCAGAATACGGTAAGATTATTGACCGCGTTCTAGCAGTTTAATTATATTAATAATTAATATCAAAGCCCCCAAGAAATTGGGGGCTTTGCTGTTGTATCCGTATAATGGTTATGCTATAATAATTTAGACAATCCTTAAGGAGGATAAAATGGCAACAACAGTATATGATGTAGAAGAGATTCAGCTACAAAGCGGAGCTAATGTAAAGCTTAAGCCTCTCTCAATCAAGCAACTAAGAAAGTTTATGGAAGTAATTAAGAAAGTACAAGACGCAGAAGACGAAGCTGCAACACTTGGAATTTTAGTTGAAGCATGCGGAGTAGCATTGGAAGTTCAACTACCTGATCTTGTTAAAGACATAGATAAGCTTGAAGAAGCATTAGATGTTCCAACAATTAACCGCATTCTTGAAGTTTGTGGAGGAATTAAGATGGACGACCCAAACCTGATAGCGGCAGCGGTACTGGCTGGCCAGAACTAGATTTAGCCGCTTTAGAAGGTCAAGTTTTTCTTCTGGGTCACTGGAAGAATTACGAAGAACTAGAAGAAACTTTATCACTGCCAGAATTGATTCAAACAATTACAGCGATAAATGAAAGAGAGCACAACCAAAGAAAGTTTGCAGCATCACTAAAAGGAATACAATTAGATGATGATGTAGAAGAAGAAAAAAAAGGTTCTACCTTTGAAGATATCCAAAGAAGAGCACTTGGAATAAATACATCAGCAGATGATGTTGTTGGTTTACAAGGGTCCTTAGCAGCACAAGCTGGATTTGGAATCGGAGCAGGATTAGGATACTCTAGGAGTAATTAGTGGCTGACGAACAAATTGTAACCAGTATAGTCGCCAAAGCCGACTTATCTAGCCTTGTGTCTGAAGTACACAGGGCTAGTTCTAGTCTCCAACAATTACAAAGAGAGCTTCTTGCGTCAAACAAAGCAATTTCTTCTTCAACAAAATTAGCAAACAATTTATTTAGAGATACATTAACTGGAAGCGGACAGTTCTCCAGCCACTTTGTAAACCTTAATTCTGATGTAGATAAGTTCGGTAAGAACTTGGATGCTGGTAGATTAAAGCTTAAAAATTATTTCTCTACATTTAGAGAGCATACTACTACTCAAAAGGGTATGATCAGGGAGCTTGCCAAAGAACAGGTAATGCTTCAAAATTCAGTACTGCAACCACTAGGTAGAAATGCTCAGGGGTTAATGCAGTATAACGTAATGATTCCTAGAGGATTAGATGCTGTAGCAAATAGTGGAAAACTAGCTCGAATGGAAATGCAGATTATGAATCGTGCATTATCTGAGGGAGCAGGATCTTTAATTAACTGGGGTAAAAATACTCAGTGGGCTGGTAGACAGCTTACTGTAGGACTTACTGTGCCACTCACTATGTTTGGAGCAGCAGCTGGTAAAGCATTTAAAGAAGCAGACCAAGAGCTTGTAAGATTAACAAAAGTTTACGGTGGTCTTGCAGCTACATCTGCTTCAGATTTAAAAGCAATTAGAGAAGAAGTTGTTGAGACTGCAAAAACATTATCTAAAACAATGGGTGCATCATTTAAGGATACTATTGCATTAGGTGCTGATATTGCAGCAACAGGACAAACTGGAAACGAACTGCTAGGATCAATTGCGGAAACAACAAGACTTGCTATCCTGGGTGAAGTTGATAGACAAGATGCAATGAAAGCAACATTATCAATTCAAACAGCTTTTAAGCAAAATACTCAAGAGCTAACAGAATCTATTAACTTTCTCAACGCAGTTGAAAACCAGACATCAACAACTCTTAATGACCTAGTAGAAGCAATTCCAAAAGCTGGTCCAGTGATTCAGCAGCTAGGTGGAGATGTTAAAGACTTAGCCCTATATCTAACTGCAATGCGTGAAGGTGGTATTAGCGCTTCAGAAGGTGCCAACGCTTTGAAGTCTGGTTTAGCATCTCTTATTAACCCAACAAAACAAACCGTAGGGATGATGTCAGATTTTGGCATAGATGTTATGGGCATGGTTGCAAAAAATACTGGAGACACTACTGGTTTATTGATGGATCTGCAAAAAGCTTTAGACTCCCTTGACCCACTAAGTAAAGCAAGAGCAATGGAGCAAATGTTTGGAAAGTTTCAGTTTGCAAGAATGAGCGCATTGCTTAATAATCTAGGTAAACAGGGTAGCCAGACGCTTCAAGTTTTAGAATTGATGAAAGCAAGTACTGCAGATCTTGCAGATGTAGCAAGTCGAGAATTAAAGATGGTTACAGAGTCTGCATCTGGTAAATACAAAAGAGCTATTGAGGGATTAAAAGCAGAGCTTGCAGATGTAGGAGAAGAGTTTTTAGGAGTTGCCACTAAGCTTATAAGCGCAGCAACAAAAATCTTAGATTTCTTTACTAAATTGCCAGACCCAATTAAAAAAGGATTGACCTTCCTTGCTGGATTTACAGCATTAGTTGGACCACTTATTATGTTAACTGGTTTACTCGCAAACTTCTTTGGATATATAACTAAGGGTGTTGTCCAGCTAAGAGCATTCTTTATGAAAGCAAATGGCTGGAAGATGCTTACTCCAGAAATTATTGCCGCACAAAAAGCAGCAGAGCTAGTCGAGAATGCATTTTATTCTGATGCAGCTGCGGCTCAAGTTCTTCACAATGCACTTCAAAAACTTGTTTTAGATTATCAAAATCTTCAAGCAGCATCAATGAAGGGTGCAGTTCCAGTTAATGGAGTGGTAAATACCGTTGCTGGTAATCCTGTAATGGTCGGAGGAAGAAGAGTTGTTGACCCTAACGATCCTTATGTAGGAGATCCTAACACAAGAGCAATGTCTCATATTAATCCTAGAGACCCAAATAAGCCAGCAACAATATTTGGCGGGGTACCAGGAGCAATACCAGTAAATAGAGGAATATCAAGAACTCCTCAAATGTATATGAGCGATAGACTACCTAACATTGAAGGTCTAACAAGCGTAAAGGGAATATCTACAGGAATTGTTCCAGGAGAAGCAGCCAAGTTCCATGCATTAATGGCAACACTTGGAATGCAAACAGAGCAAGAAGTTGCAGCATTAAAGAAAACAATTATGATGGGCGGAACAGTCAGTAGAGAACTCCTTGATACATTTGATGACATTCTTCCTATAACTCAAAGATTTGCAGATAGTGCAGCTACACAGTCTGGATTAATAGTTCAGCAAATGAGAAGTGCAGAAATAACAGTTGATCAAGCAAAGGCAAGAATTATTGCTTTAAATGCACAGATAGAAGCAGACATGGGATCTGCTGTAAGTATGTACGCTGCAGGACGCGGCAGAAGCCTTGATTTAACAAGAGCCCCAATGATGGATCAACCAGTTGTTGATGCAAATGGGCAATTTACATTAAGAGATCTTTATAAGAAGAAAAACAACGCAGCTGTAATGACCGAGTTTGGTAGACTGCGTGGAATCAGAACGTTTGGTGCTCCGTATAGCATGCAGACAACAAGAATGCCTAAGTTTAATACTGGTGGCGATGTAGAGTCATTTAGCGCAAACAAAACAGTTGTTTCTGGCCCATCATCTATAGGATATGATGACAGGCTTGGTAGCGTACCTTTAGGAGGATATGTACTTAATCAAGCCGCTTCTATGGACCCAGCAAATGCTGCATTGGTTGCAATGGCTCCAAGTACTTACTTAAATGATGGCGGAAATATTACTGCAGAACTTACTCCACGGGAGGTAGTCTTTGGGCCCCAAATTCAAAAAATGCCTGAGCTGTATGCAGCAGTAGATGCAGCAAATAGCGGATATAGTTTTGGCGGACAGATAATGAGGGGCGTCAATTCATACGGAAAAGAAATGTCTAAGTCCGCTAAAGCTAGAATGAAAGAAGAAAACTTTAAAAGACAGTATAGAGAATATCTAAAGTTTATCAATAACCCAAGATACGAAGATGACATAAGAGTAAGAATGATCATGCTTGACGCAGCAGAATTATCTTACCATAACAAGCTGCCAATTAATAAAGCTATAAATATTGCAACAAGCAATTTTGATAAAGCTAAAGCTCTATCTGGCGGAAGCGATGAAAGTTTTGTAAAGATAAGAATTAAGCAGGTACAGGGACTAGAAAGAGATGGCATGGTCCCACGTGTTAAAGATGCAACTGGTGTTAAAAATTCACATGGAGAAACAGTATACCCAAGAAGTACTAGTAAAGCTTTAAATTATCAATTAAATGATGTTAGAGCAGCAATGCTAAATAGTAGAAAATTTGCTGGAGTGCATGATCTTATAGCAGCAATTGCTCCAACAACATTTTTAAATGCATCTGATAAGTCCCCATCTATTGATGGATTGCACGACAAAGCACATTTTAGACGTAAAGATCTAGTTGGATATACAACTAGTGGTTACATAGGAGTTGGTGCTGTATTACCTGCTGGTATAAATCATGTAATGAGCACTCTTGAAACAATAGGTTTATCAAGAGATGTTTTAAATTTAAGTTCAGCAGATGCAAAAGAAAACCTTGCTATAGCATTAAAGAAAACAGGACTAGATAGGTTTGCAAGCGTAGATGACATATATACAGCGTTGCAAGATGATGGATTATTTAAAAGCAAGGCTCAGATTGCATCTGGAAATGTAGTAAGAGCAAATAAAGATCAAAGAAATTCTTTACGCATGCTTTTAGAAGCAGCAGCAAAAAGATCAAAGTGGATATTTGCAGGAAGGCCTCCAAGACCAATGCTTGTATCAGGAGCATTTAATGCTGGCGGTGTGATTCCAGGTGGATCTATATCTGCAGATAGATCTTCATATGGAGTTGTTCCTCCACTTTCTGCAAGACTAGAGGCTATTAGATTAGCTCAGCAAGCTCAATATGCTAAAAAGCGTGAAGCCGATATGATTAAGTACCCGTGGATTAAAGAAGCAGTGGCAGGCAGAGATAGAGGGTCTAGCGTATCCCCATTATTAAAATTATTAGCCCCAGGAAAGCAACTTGATATTTTAGAGCAAGCTCGTGAAATGTCAAGGGCTACAGCAACTGGATCGTTTAAAGATTTGCCTCCAGTTAAATATGGACACATGGTTTCACCAAGCTCTGGAATGAGTTATCCAATACCTGGTGTTTCTGGATTATACAAAGATTCCGATGGTAGACTTAAGTTCTTTAAGGGTGTTCCAAATGAAATATCTGCTAAGGCTGAGGTATACGGAACTAGAATGGCTAGAGAAGTATTTGGACTCGATGCTCCTGAGCAAACAATTAAAACAATATCAAATCCATTAGACCCAAGTGGCAAATCAAAGTTGCTTGGTGTTGAGTCACCGTTTGATAAAAGGTTTACTAATGGAGGAACAGTCTTTAACGAAGATGAAATGATTAGACAAACAATTGCATCTTTAGTTATGAACAATAAGGATTTATCTCCAAGCAATGTTTATGGAAATGTTTTGGCAGATGTCGGAGCAGCAGGTGTATTTGCTAAAGCTTCAGGTAATACCGCACACGCAGACTCTCTTCCTTCTATGATAGATCAAGCTATGATAAACCTACTTGGAGTTAAGGGCGGAGCTAGAAAAGACTTTGCAGTAAACACAGCACCAATTGCTGCAGGAATGACAGCTAAGCAATATAACAGAAAAATAAAAGCCGCAATGAAAAAAATGCATCCAAAACTTGTTAAGTTTGTTGCAACGTTGCCAAGAGAAGACAGAGCTCCATATATCAAATTGCTACAAAGATTTGAAAATGGAATGGATGATGCAACTGACTTTGGTCCGTTGCATGCAGTTCATGTTGCAGCTAAAAGAAATAGTGGTGGCCCAATCGGCGGAGGCCCAGTTAGATCAGGAAGATATGCATATGGCCCTAAGAATAGAAAAGGGTCACAGAGATCAGGAAACCCAGCAAAAAGAGCTGAAGAGGATAGATTAAGAGCAGAAAGAACTGCATCTTATAATACTTCATCTGGATCTGGATACACATCTTCAGGAAACCCTCAAATGCAGGTTATGCGAGTTCCTTATGTTGGAGGATCTGGAGTTGGTGGTAACGCTTTTGGCGCAGTAGCAACTGGTCAATATCAACAATACATTAATGCTGCTTTGCAAGTTTCTCAAATTGGTCAACCTCCAGCAGCAGTATCTAGAGCATTTAAGTCACTAACTGACTCAATTAAATTAGGAACAGTTGGATTAAGATATGGAATTGCAACATCAGCAACTCACATTAATAGCGCATATAGAGATTTTGCAAAATCCCAAGTAGCATCTGCAAGACTCAATGCTTCATTCCTTTCTAATTGGGTAAAAACAAATACAAGAGATATTAAGGACGGTATATTAAGAAATCAGGCTAGAAGTATGTCGGCTGCATATCCAGGTGCAAGCTATCTAATGGGACCTGGCCAAATTATGCCAGTATCTATGTCTGGTCCTGGAATGGTTGGAGACTGGCAAGAAACTGGGCAAGATGGAACAAAGAGCCGTAAAGTTGGAACCTTGGGCTACAGAAAACGTGAGTACATGGACGCCGACGGATATATCCATGATAAAAAGTCTGCACAAGCAGCAGGGCTTGATACCAAAGTAAGAGGCGGAATGGGAATGGGTGCCCAGATGGGTATCGGTATGGCTGGCAACATGGGCGGAATGTACGTGATGCAGCAGGAAAAAATTAAGATGCTTGGTATGGAAATGTCTGGAATGAATGCTGGATTAGGTATTATGGCCGCATCAACTATAATTCCTATGCTCCCATGGAAGACAATGGGACACGGCATAAAAACAGCCACTACAAATACTATGGCTGCAATTAAAGCTGCTAAAAACTTTAAAGAAGCAATATCCAGTGTAGGAGCACAATTATTTAAGTATGTTAAAATTCTTAAAGGCGCTGGTGCAGCTTTATCAGTTGTTTTAATTGGCCTTGATGTTTGGAAGACATATAATAATGCTCAACAGGATGCCGCAATGTCTTTGGGTATTACTAAAAAAGGTGCTGAGCAAGCTGGAATATCATACTTTAATCTTAATAGCCATCTTACAGAATATATTGAAAAACAAAAACTGGCAAATGCAGCGGCACAAGGAGGAAAAAACAACTCTATAGGAATGCCTGGTATACCACAATCAATAGAAGATATGAAGAAAGCAAAGGAGGAGGGCAAAGCCCTTGGAGAGTTAATTGAATCAATTAATAGAACTTCAACTACCTCAGAACTTCAAACTTTAGTAAACAATCAAAAAGCACAATTTGTTGCAGGAGGCTTGAGTGTAGAGCAAGCAAATAGAATGATTTACGGAGCAATTGCTAATAGCGAGAAAGCCACAAAATCTTATGAATTATTGGCCAATAGCGGATTTGGTGCAATTACAGATAAAGCCACAGCAGCTGAGTTTGCTGTTAAAAATTTACTAGAAACATTAAAGCGTGATCCAAAAACTGGTGCGTCAAAGGGCTCTTTTGATTATAATTTTTACAAGCAGCCAGTTTACTTTACTAAGGAATGGAACGAACAAAATACCCTATTTGAGAAAGCCGTAGATCTGACAACACTTGGCATAATTAATAGATATAGAAATGCTTTTGCAGATACTAATGCATACAAAAAGGGTGTTATATCTGGTCTTGAAAGTGTTATAAGTACATTTGACTCTAGCACTAAAGCACTTATTGGAACAAAGAATTCTACTGGTGAAGTCATTGATGAGTATGAGGCATATCAAATATCTTTAGAAAATCTAGAAAAAGATATGCCTAATTTTAATGTTGCCCTGGGAGATGAAGCTTTTAAAATAATACAAGAGATGAGCCCAGAGTTAGCAAAAATTACAAATAAATTTGATTCAATAAAATCAATTTTAGCAAAAATAAAACTATCTACCTCTGGAATTGGTTTAGACTTAAAGTACCTTGATGGTGAATTGGCTATAAAGCTAGCTGGATTTACTGCAGCAATTGACGAAGGAATTGAAGGTTTAACTAAAGCCGCTGGGGATGGAAGCACATATGGATCTGTTGGAAAGATATTAAATAAGCTACAAAAATCAATTGCAGCCACCTCCGCCGCATCACAAAAAGCTGCTGCTGCCACACAGAAAAGTATTCAAGAAGAATTAAAATTAATTGCTAAAAAAATTAGTCTTATTGAAGATGAAAAAAATAAAAAATTAGAGTCTTTAAGAGCAACTCAAGATGCATCAAACTATGCGTTAGAATTACAAAAGCTTCAAATAGAATATGCAGACGCTATATCTCGTGGAGATCAGGCTGGCGCAGCTAGAGCAAGAATAGAAATAGATCAACTTACTAGTAATAGACAGCTTGCCCTAACTCAAAAAGCAATAGAGGACGAAGCAGATAGACTAAAGGCTATTGAGCAAAAAAAGATAGATGCAAAGCAGGCCAAAGCCGATGCAGCAGCCGAAAAGTTCGAGGGAGCGCAAGATAGCGCAGCAAGCGCAACTAAAATTGTAGATCTAATTCAAGGATTTAAAGATACTTATGATGAGATAACTACGCTAAGAATAACAAATAATATGTTGCCAAATAGCAAAGCAAAGAGAGATTCAGAAGCACAACTTGTTGTCAGACTTGATAATTTGCTTAAACAAATTGGTGTGGCAGGAACTGGAAATAACCAAACTGCAAAGGACGTAAGATCAGCCTTTGCTGAATACTTTAATAAAGATGGAACTGTAAAGAAAGTATATGTAGAATCTAAACCTGCTGGATTGCCAGACGCTGGCACTGCAGGCATAGTTCCAAGAGTATCTGTAAATAAAGACACACTTTCTATATTTGATAGAGATGTTGCCTCAGTAACAAAGTTTGCTGATCAGATTACTGGAGGCAAGGGGTACTCAATAAAGAGAATGACAGAAGAAATAGTTGCAGCACTTACTGGTGGCGGAACTTATTCAAAGCCAATAAATGCTGGAACCGTAAAAGACGCAGTAGGTAGACAATATATTAGTTGGAACACTCCATTACTGAATGATAGAAGCGCGGTAAAGAAGTTTGCAGCAAAAAAGGGTTTCAAACCAGGACAGCAATTTTATTTAGAAGAAGCTAATGGAAATAAAAAGCAGTTCTTAGTTTTAAATGATGGAAGTATTCAGTTCCAAAAAGATCTAGGCTTTGCCAGCGGAGGTAAAGTTAGAGGTCCAGGAACTGGAACATCAGACTCCATTCCAGCAATGCTTTCAGATGGAGAGTATGTAATTAAAGCATCTTCTGTAAAGAAGTATGGCGTAGCACACCTCGATGCAATGAATGAGGGTAGATATGCAGAAGGCGGGCCAGTACTACCTTGGTGGAAAAAGCCAAAGTCTGCATACAACTCTAAGAACCAGCCTACTGGAAGTCCTTACGGAAGATATTGGGGAGAATTAGAAAGATTATATCAAGGCTCACCACTAGGGTTTGATCGCAATGGAAAGCCTTTATTTAATAATGATGGTAAAGATCCATGGGGCGGAGTTGAAATTCCAGGTCTTCCATTTAAAGGAAAGGTTGGTCAGTTCTCAGACTATTTCCATCAGCTAGCTGAGCAGCCAAGCAAGTATCGTGGTCCAGGAATGGGTCTTGACAAGGATCCAATGCGTTACGCAGGCTCTGGAGCTTCAATGAGCGGTATTGGCAATGGAGTGTACGGTGCAGGATCGTGGCTAACCTTTGCTAATGGCGGTCTAGTTAGATACCATGAAGGTGGATTAGTAAAGCCTGGAGAGCATCCTCATCAGGATACAAATGGAAACTTCTTTAGTAAATTCAATCCAGCAAACGCATTTTCTTCAATGATTAGCGGAATGTTTAATATCGGCGCCTCTCAAACTTTTAATACAAGTACTAATATTAAATCTACTATGACCCAGCAAGAAAAAGATAGAGCTACTTTGCAAGCAGCTCAGCTTATTTCTGGATACACTTCAGCATTTAATTTAAAAAATAACACAAGCCCAGAAATTTTTGGAAATCAAAAATTGGGTGTTTTAGCAGATGTTCTTGGTGTTTTGCCAGGAGTTGGGCTTGGAGTTCGTGGATTAGGAAAAGTTAGTTCTGGTGCTAAATCATTAGCAATTCCAAAAACTACAGTACATGCAATGGGTCCTGAAGGTACTCCTGAATTAAGTTCATTGTCATTAAATCAACAAATGGTAAAAGAGCTAGCAGACATCAGGGCTGAACAGAAAGCATTTAAAGCTAAGGCAAAAGCAGCCAGGGCTGAATTAAAGGGTATTGATAAATGGCATAACCAGCTTGACCGTGCTAATAGAGTAAAGATGTTAGATGTAATAAAGGTAAGACTTGGCGCATCTTCACCTTATGAAGGAATGCAATTTGAAAAAATACTAAATCAATCAGACCTACAGACCTTTGGTTCACTCGGTACTTCACTAAATAATGTGGAGAAGGCAACAATTTTATCAAGTGGCAAATCTGGATATTTTAAAACTCGTTTGGAAATGACTCCAGAAGAAGTACAAAGAGAAGTCTTCGGCTCACTTTTTGCACAACGAGCCAACATACTTGCTCCAGAAAATACTGCTGTTAAAACTGACAAAAAGTACCCATATAATTTTGGAGTTTTCAGCAGATCATTAGATGAAATGTCTCCAGGCTCATTTAGTGAAAAGTCTGTGTTTGAAGCATTTAACTTAGCTCCTTCTAAAGCAATGGATGACAGAAAATTTGCACTGCCTGCAAGAATATATGCTGCTTTAGGAATGACATCTCAAAGATCTTATAGAGATGCAATATTAGATGCTATGGGTTATGCAGATAATCATGGAGGTAACTTATTTTTAAATCCAATCGAGAAAAATGCTGGTGCAATTGATTTTGGAAGAACTGGAAACTCTATACACTCTATAGCTAATTTTGGTGGGAATAATGCTTTAAAGAGTTTAGAAAATAAATATTATAGAAAATATGTTCAGCTACCAGAATCTGAAAGAGCTGCATATCTAGAAGGATTAAGAAAAGCATCAGAAAATCTATCTGGCATAAAGGATGCTGAGCTTACAGACATGCTACGTGCATCTGGATATGAGAAGTCTGAAACAAGTGGGACCTTGGGCATTTATAAACAGTATATGGATAATGTTATAAAGACAATTGAAAGTAGACTTGCTGCCAAACCAATAAAAGGCTGGGATGAAGATATACCAAAAATATCTATGAATGAAGATTGGTATAAACAAGTTGGAGACATGCTTGGAAAAGGTGGAAGCAAGCTGACAACCACCGCACAGGAATCAACAGGTCTCAACTGGGGTGACGTCGCAAACAGAATTCAATTAGGCAGCACCCCAGTTAACCCATTGGTTAATAATATACGCAAACTGTGGAATGTTAAAGGATTCCACGAGGGAGGACCTGTTGGTCATTTGCACAGTAATCCTAATATTGGAAAAATAATTACAGGGCCTAACGGTGGACAGTTTGATTTTACTCAGGTAAAAAGTGTCCCTGGACGTGACGAGCAAGTTGGTACAGGGTTCTTTAAGATAGATGCAGATGGAAACCAAGTAGAGATTACTCGTTCTTACAACGAAAAAAGAGCATTAGCAAAAGCTGCTAATGCTCAATCTCGATTAGCATATGCAGCACGTAAAGCAGCAAGAGCAAAAGCTTCTGAATACCAACTAACTTTAGATGCTATCGATGGGGCAAATCCGCTTTCATCACTTGCATTCAAGACGGCACCTGGATTGGCTAGCGGAGATAAGAGTCCACTAATGTTCCACGAAGGTGGTCCAGTAGGTCATAAGCATAAATATGGAGAGCCTACCCCAAAGGGCAATCCTTGGTATAAAAAAGTAGGCAATTTTGCAGTAGAAGCAGTTAAAGAAACTGGAAGATCTGCTGAATGGCTTGCTTATTTAAACTCTCAATATATGCTTGCACCGTATAACTTTGTGAATAATAAACTCACTGGAAACTTACCTCCTGAACGTAAGTTTATTAGCAAAAATAATCAAGATACATATGATGCCATCGCAGCAATGCGAGCAGCAGGAATGAATTCAGAAGCAAATAAAGCATTTGCAATGAAAACTGGTCTGAGTGGATTAAACGTAGGATCCCTATTTGTTGGCGGGGCATTAGGAAGTGCAACGGCAAGAGGTTTAGTTGGGGCATATGGAGTATCAAGAGGTATACCAGCGCTAGAAACACTTTTGCCAACGGGATCTTTGACTTATGCTGCAAAAACAGGATTAGGTGCTGCAACAAACTTAGGAGTTGCTGCCACAATAGGCGCATCAAAACCTTTTGTAAACGATATGGTTCCTTTCTTTAACAAAAAATATGCTACAGAGCAAAAAGTAGTTCAATCTCAAAAGATAGGATTAAATGCCGAGCAGGCTTACCAGAGCGTACAGCAATCTAATTTTGCAATGAATACTCCTACTACGGCTTCTAGAGATGCAATTTTAAATCAGATAGACCTTGCTAGACAAATAGCTGCAAATAGAGGAGATCTTGCTCCAAGATTAATTGGCAAGGGAACTGTAGCAACAGTGGATAACCCAAGGTTTTTATTTCAAGAAGAGTTTAGTCCTGAAACAGATAATATTTTAAATTGGCCATGGAGCCCAGCAGTTAAAAAATCAGCAGATAAGTATTCTAATCAATCTCCTAAACACTGGGATACTTTTTATACTCCAAAAAGTATAGAAAAATTATCCTATAGACAAAAGAAAGTAATAGCAGAACTAGCTGGAGTAAAATTCCAATTTGGAAAGCCTTTTCCAAAAATTACAAAAGACCAAATGGACGAAGGGTATAATTGGTTTTACAAAAATGAAGATCTTGTTAAGCAATGGGGAAGTTGGAATGCTTATAAAGATAGCAGATTAAATTCTGTTGGGCTAAGATCTCCAGAAAACTATAAATCAGAATTTCTTGAATACGACGAAGCTCTTGCATTGAAAGAATCTTTACAGGATGTAAGTTTACCAGATGGCAGATACAAATATAATATTGGCAAGCCCGAAGCTGATCCTAGATGGTCCACAGCTTTTGGCTCAAATACCAGCGTAATAAGAGGAGGAGCTGGTGACAGAGGTTCTTTGATGCTTGATGGAGACCTTGGGGCAGCGCTAAGACAACAGTACGGAATTGTTTACGAAGATTTAATTAAACAAGGATATATTAGAAGAGCAACAGTTAATAAAAATGGAAGAAGAACTGAAGATAAAGATTTAGCTCCGCGTCCGTATGTTGGCGACAAGGATACAACTCGTGGTCGAGCATTTACCTTAGATGAATTTTTATTAGAAGTTTCATCTCAATTGCCAGATGTTTCAACTTCTGCCAAACACTTAACGGGAACAAAAGACCCAAACATTACTAGGCCATCTACTTTTATTCAAAAATTAAACGAATCATACGTAGAACAAATTTTAAGAATGCCAAAAGGCACAAAGTTTAGATTTACTAAATACGATGTTCACGGATCAACACTGTTTGATGAATTTGGAAATCCAAAAGCAGGAGGATACTATAGCTTAGACGAGGGATTTGATTATGCAAAGAACCCTGGCTCCAGAAATCTTTATGGAGAAACCAGCCCATACAAAGATCGAAAAAAACCTACTAAAGGAAAGTTTACTATAGACCTAGAGGCATCGGAGTTTCCAACTCCAGCATTTGCTGGTGGAGGATTTAGTGACGAATTTGCAATTATTGTTCCCGAATGGCTAGCTTTGGCAAAAAGCAAGCACGTTGCAAAAATGGAAAAAAGACATTTTACAGATGACATCAGCTCTGAGCGAGGTAGATATTTATTTGCAGGAAGATTTTACCAACCTACTAAAGGATGGACAGTAGGTGCGGAAGCTACAGAGTCTGGCGCTTCTTTTGGAGTGTCACCAGATAACGCAGCAGATTTAGCAAAACTTTTAAATTCTGGTAAAGCAAAGACACCGTTTGCTCATAATGAAGAGTGGACAGAAGAAAGCATACTAAAATTTCTTCGAGCTAAATCCAACTACGCAATACTTACAGACGGAAACAAAAGAACAATTAATCCAGAGTGGCTAAATTCTATTGATGGTAGCAATTACCATCAGCTAGAAAATATGCTAAGGATTCAAGAAATAGTAAATCTTGTAAGAAAACATTTAACAGGTGAGCCTCCGATAACAATGGTTGAGCCAAAATCAAAGAGCTATAAAACAGCTCCAATTGCTATACCTAAATTTGCAAATGGCGGACTTGCTCAAAACTTTTCAAACTCTGCGTTAACTAACCTAGGTGTTCCAATGTTTGAAAATGGTATCAATATGGTTCCTGCAAATATGCTGGCAATGCTTCATAAAAATGAAGCAGTTGTTCCAGCCAACATGAACCCATTTAATCCAAATGCATCAGCGGCTGTATCTGGTTCAGTGTATAATATTAATGTAGAATTAAATGGAACTAATGTAACAGCACAAGATGTTGCAACTCAAATACACAAAGAAATGAGATTAAAAGAAATGGCAGCGGGAGTAAATAGAAGAGTAGGCAACCAATGAGTTTTCAAAATTTATCAAAGGGATCAATTCTTTATATAGAAGCAAAGGACCCACTTGCAATCGATACGTCTAACAACTCTTTTGACTACAAGGGTGCGTCAGTTATTGCACCAGGAAATACATATTCATCTGCAGTTGCAACAAGAAATGGTTTGTCTCAAAGTTCGGCAACTCAATTAAGATTTAGAAGAGTTACAGAGCACAATAGAGATCCTCTTTCTATAAGTACAAATAGAATTGAAAATATCCAAAGAATGTCAAATGGAACATTAAGAAAGTATTTTATTGCTGATAAACTAAACCTATCCATATCTTGGGAAATGATACCGTCATTTAGAAATGAAACAGTTGATGGTGGATGGGGAGCGGAAGATTTAAAAGCTTTTTATGAAAGCGCGGCTGGTCAAGGAGCATTTAGAATTAAATTAAACCCGACAGTATTTTCTGTAGACTTAATAGAACAATCTGATGGTGCTTTAGCAGATGATTATACTTACACTGTTATTTTTACATCATGCGATTTTACTTTAATAAAAAGAGGCGTCCAACCCTTTTGGAGTGTTAATATAAGCCTGGAGCAAGTATGATATCCATAAACGCTTCAAATAAAGACTTGCTTAAAAAGGGGTCATCTATAAAAACTTCAGCAGGTGCAACAATGGAGTATAACTTAAACTCTATGGTTGAATATATAAAAGCAACATCTACAGCTGCAGAACATACTTATACAGATGCATATAAAAAACTATTTCCAATCGATACAATCTATAAGCCATTTAGACCTTTAGCCCCAGGAATTAAATATTTAGTTTATACAAAGGATCCTATAACTGGCAAGCAGACAGACACACCAGATCAGAGTTTTTATGAAAAGCCTAGAGACGTAGCTATTGCAGACAAGCCAAGACTATATTATCCTGGCTCAACCATGGTGTATAAATATTGGCTGGCACCTAAAGATGCAGACATCAGTGTTTCTTTAGAATATTTTTTAGATGAGGCAAAGACTACAGTAAAGCTAGTTCCTACAAATAAAATTATTGCAAGGTTTGAAACTAATCATTCCAGCCCAACTTCATGGGTCATAACTGGGGTCAGGGCAGATAATACAACTGTATCTGCCACTGGAACCACACTTGTTAACGGTGAAGCAATAATATATTATAATGGAACTACATGGTCAACAACAAAACCTTCTGAATATACAACAACGGAATATTTCAAGAAGATAACATTAACTGCAGTTAATTCAAAACTTGGTAAATTCTTAGGAGTAATCGAATTTAGTCCAAGATGGGTAACACCAATAGACTCAGACATAGTATCATTTTCTGTTAATAAAGAAACAACAGCAGATGATAATTCAATTGTTCCCGTTGGAGTAATTACAGCAAACTACTTGAGCTTAGCTTTGTTTAAACCTCATTCTCCTACATCTAGATCAATTTTAGAATATAACATAAAAGACCCCATTATAGACAATACTAAGGTTTATCTATTTAAAAACACAATCATAGAACCATACATATATCTTGGAGAAGGCGTATCGCTAGAACAAATAAAACAAGGTGTATTTTATGCTAACTCATGGACAATTTCTGAGTTTGGGGAAGTATCTATTGATGCAACTGATGCAGCAAAAATATTGCAAGATACTATGTGCCCACAATTATTAGTTCAAGATTCACCAGTAACTTCAGTAATAAAAAGAATACTTGACTCGGTTGGTTTTTCCACATATAAATTTAATATAAAGATGACCGATGGAAAAGCTGATGATGATTCAATTACATCTTTACTTTACTGGTGGTGTGACGGAGACAAAACGGTTTGGGAAACATTGCAAGAGCTATGCAGAGATATTCAAATGAATGCATTTGTAGATGAAAATAATGTTTTAAATTTTTACAGCAGAAATGTTATATACGACAACACAATTGCTCCTAAATGGGTGTTTACAAGCGAAGAAGTTAAAACTGCAAATGTTCTTGACTATGCCCCAAATATAATTAATTTATCATCTAGAGAAATATTTTCTGCAAATCAAGTTACAGTCAGATACTCTTCGGCATCTGTTGCTGTAAATAGTAATTCTAGCTCGCCACTTTGGACCTCAGCAGAATCTTTTCTTGGAGCTGGAAAACTTGATGAAGATATTAATGACAACAGTACAACATTTAAGCTAACTCCAAACACAATAAATTCAGCAAGAATTGACAAGGTCCTTGATGCTTTTAGCGGATATGTTTTAATTAATGACGAAATAATTGAGTACGAAGGTCTTTGGTATCAATATGTCCCAATTGCGGGAACAACACCAATTAGAGTTTTAATGAAAAGTCAGTCAGATTTTTGGAAGTATCAAGCTTTGGCAAAACCAGGATATAAAAATTTTTATCCAACTGGAGAGTATAATATTAAAACAAGGGAAGCTTTTAAAACATCTAAAAAGAATCACAAAAAAAGTTTATCCTCTTACATTAATGGTCCAGGCGAAACAGATGCAAATAAATTTAACAGATATACGGTTAAATTAGCAACTCCAGATGTTGCAGCATTAAAGGTAGACCCCGACGGATATATAACTGCACCAGCAAATTCAAAATTTGATACACTGTCTAAAAGCTTTCTTATGGTATCTAATTTAGACAAAGACAAAAAAACGTATAGCCTGGTGTTAAAGCCATTTAATTCAATTAATACAGGATCTTTATACATGGCTTGCGGTACTAGAATGTTTTTTGATAGTCAGGCTATGAGTCCAGAGCAGGTTGGAGGCATAGGATTTTGCCTAGACTCAACTGGCAAAAATGGTTATTATGTAATAGTTCGCACATCAGCCTTTGCAAACTTAGAAAAAGATATAATGATTGTCAAGATTCAAAATGATAAGCTTACTGTTTTAAAAGATAGTCAGCAATCTGATTCAACAATGCTGAGTGGAATAATGGCAGGTAGTTCTTACAGCATAGACGTGCTAGTTAAATCGCAAACCACGTCGGGACAATTAGTTAAAAATACAATTACTGTTTTTATTAATGGATTTAAGATAGTAGCAGTTGATCAGGGAAATGATTCTTTTAATCAATATATCCCACCAATTGGTATAACAAAAAATTTAGCGCTGCATTGTGGGCAGGGAATTGCCTTCTTTGATTTCTTATACGGGAAAAGTATCAATGAAGATCTTTATAAAAAAAATAGTAGTTTGCAGTCATACAGGCACAATGGAAATTATTCTGACGATACAATTTCTATGTTATATGGAGATATAATTTATAGTGATGGGGACACTACTACTGAAGAAGAGGTGGGCCTTATGGAGTTTGGAACAACTGCAAGAGAAATAAGAAAAATAAAAGTTCCTTATGACGACAGGCCAGCCCTGCCTATTATGGTTAGAACTTCCAATAATCCCTACGTCACGGTACTTGATAAAAGACTGCAGCCATTTACAGCTGAGGCATATGTTTTAAACAACACCTCTACTTCAGTTGTTTTACACGATAGTGATTACACAACCTTCTATATACTTGGAAATAGTATTAGTAGATCCTCCGCCATAGATTATAATACAGATCAGTCAAATGACCCTAAAAATAAAGAGTCTGTAATATTTGATTCTTCATGGATTCAAAATGAACAGGATGCAGAAAAACTTGCAAACTGGATTAAATCAAACTCTTTAAATAAAGGTAGATTTGTTGACATGACAGTATTTGGAAATCCAATTTTATCTGCTGGGGATATTGTTAGTATAAATTATCCAATACTAGGAATGACTCAGTCTAGCAATAAGTATGTAATAACTAAGTGTACCTTAGAGTATTCAGAAGGGATTAATACCACAATTTCGTGTAGAGCTATTTAATAACGTAATGGTATAATAAATAAATGGGAATTGAAGTAGGAAAAATTGCGGTCATATTTGACGATGACCCACGCCTTGCTACAGTATGGAAGGGCAAAGTCGGCGAAACAAGAACACTTTCTAGGCCATTTCCATTTTCAACTGGAAATTCAGAGGGCGACAACGGTGGAGATCCAGACCCAAAGACAGGTAATAGGCCACAGCTTTCGGACATAGTCTTAAAAGGTTTTGAGTTGTATGAAGATGCATCTGGAATGCAAAGAGCAAAAGCAAAGTTTAGAATTTATAATTCAAGTGAAGAAGCACTAGATGGCTTCCTTTATGCAATAACAATAGCAGATGCTCAAGGGGGAACAGAATGATAACTAAATTTGGAAAAAGATTCTTAACCAACTTTGTTGCTGGCAACTCCTCTTTTAGTTCAAAAGAGATGGCATTAGGAATTTCAACAAATGCTGAGTATGCTTTATCTGATACAAACTCAAGACTGGGATTTGAATTTTATAGAGTTCCAATTAGGCAGGGCGGAATAGATATAGATACATCTGTATCACCAGTAAAATATACAGTAATATATTCAGCTACACTTCCTACAAACATTGCAGGCAAAATTAATGAGATTGGAATATACTCTGGGCAATCTTATACAAGAAATTTATATGACAGCAAGTTTTTATCTGATTTTGAATTGCCATACAAATGGAGCCCAGAGCCAGCATTAGATCAAACCGATTATAGAGTTGGAGATAGCTCATTAATATTTACATCAAATGCTGCTTTGCCAAAAGAATACACGTATGATCTTGGAGCAATGGATATATCTGGATATAACCCGTCAGATACATTATCCTTTTCTTATAAGGTAAAAGATGCTAACCTGTCGTCATTAAAGGTTAAGTTGTATAGCTCAGATACTGATTACTTGCAATTTACATTTACTGGACATTCAGTTGGATATAACATTAAAAATTTAAATATGTCTACTGGAGTATCAACAGGAACATTTAATCCACAAAGTGTTGTTAAGCTAGGAATTGTTGTTACACCAACAACTGCTCAAACATCTGTATCAATGGATGGTCTTAGAATAAATGATGAGGACACCTTTGACCCAGCATACGGATTGATTGCTAGATCTATTTTAGATTCAACTATGATTAAGGTAATTGGAAGAGAAGCATCAATAGAATTTAAACTAGACCTATCGTTCGGAGTTTAGAGTGTCAGAACAATATGAAGATCTAGGAATAACTCAAAAGCAAGATGGAGACTACTGGGATGTTGTAATACCAGATTTAGATTGTAGTACTGACTACGCTCTTCAAATAGCATGGATATTTAACGACAAGTCTTCTGGAACAAGCGAATTTTCTGATAGGTTTAATTTTAGAACTCCAGCTCCATCACGTGTATGCCCATCAAATGTTACAGCAACATGGGATGCTAAAGCTGGACTTAATGTTGCATGGACAAAAAATGATCAGCGTGTAAGAAACTATGTAATTACTCTTGTGGCTGGTGGGTACAGGAGGTCACACCTTGTTTCAGCAACTGGATCCTCTTTAAACTACTCATGGATATTAACAAGAGAAAACAACATATTTCAATTTGGAGGTGTATTTAGAAAATCCTTCACATCTTTTTCTATACAAAGCGTTTATGGAGATGGAAGCTCAGATGAATGTCCAGTAACCGTTGCAGAGTATGTGGACCCAGTATGTTCTCATTCAACACAAACAGCTTCCTGGAACGTTGTCAGCCAAAATAATGGAATACTTGTTTCTTGGCAAGATAGCGCAACAGGATACGGAACATACAGAGAAACTAGAGTATATGTTTCAGAAACCCCCAGTCCTTATAATTGGGAGCTAAGGTATACTGGAATTGGTCCAGCTTCAATAATACTAGATACTTTAGCAACAGTTTATGTTAAGCTTAATCATCTTTCTTATTCAGATTGTGAGTCTTTAAACTCAGACATAAAAGAAGGAAAAGCATACGACCCTATAGTTTTTGACGATTTGCCACCAGAAAATAATTTTGATTTGGGATCTACAACTGTTGAAGAAGATTCAAATGGACTATTTAACTTTGACAAGAAGATTCTTTTTACGTGGACAGAAAATACAGATACTTCAACTTCTGGATATAGAATAAGATATAAAACTGCTTCTGATGCTAATTATACATATATGTCTGTTCCAGGAAAAGGAACTTTATCAACATACTTGTATGGATTAAAAGCTGGGCAAACTTATCAAATAGCAGTAACAACATATGATGTTTATGGAAACGATAACTCTGTATATAAACAGTATCCAAACATAATCATTCCAGGCAACACATCATTAAAGACAGATGTTGCAATATCTGCTGGAGACATGAAGCTTGGATATGGAATCGGTGGGGACAATTCAAATAAAGGTTTGTATATAGCGCCAGAAAATTATTGGTATGTTACTGGAAATACAAGCGTTTCTTCTGCAGCAAGATTTAAAGTTGGCGGAGCTAGCGATTGGCTTTATTGGAACGGATCTAATTTAGAAATAACTGGAAAGATAAATGCTAACGCTGGAGCATTTACTGGATCTGTTGACATAGGAACAGCACTAGTAGACGGACAGCTTAGGGTCACAACATCTTCTGGAAAATTTGAAATAGGAAAGCTAACTAATACTGCTGGAGCAAAAATCGGTGTTGGAATCCAGGGCACGGATTCAGTTGGAAAATTATTTCAGTTAGATACAGTAAGTGGAATTATTGCTAATAAAGGAACAATAGCGGGATGGACAATTGACGATACATCAATTAACAAGGCTGGAAACGTAGGCCTCTTTGCCACAACAACTCCCTCAGATGTTGCAATTTGGGCTGGAGGATCTAGAACAGTTAATCCAAATTTTTCTGTAACATACGCAGGCAAGCTTGTATCTAGAGATGCTATTCTTAAAGGAATGGTCCAGGCTGGCGAAGGCGGATTTGGAATACTTGTAGCGGATGCAAGCACAGCAACTGGTTATAAAGTTTCTAACGGATGGACAATTGATTCAGCAAATATAAAGTCTACAAATACATCATCTCAGATAACACTTAATGGAGAGCAAGGCTCTATTATTGGCGGTAATATTGTTGGATCAAATCATTATTTTACAACGCCTGCCGCATGGAATACATCATACCCAGGTTCAGGAAGCGGCAACCCAGGAAATATTGATTACATATCTTCATCTGGAAATTTTAGACTAGCTAACGGAAAACTTACGTATGACGGAAATGCATTTAATGTTACAACAGACTTGATTTCATCAAATATATTTTTGGGTTCTGGAGAAAGCTTTTCAACAGACCACATTCTTGGAATATCAAAAACCATAGAAGGCGTAACAAGAACTGCAGGAAGCTTTAGATTAGCAAACGGAAAACTTACATTTAATGGATCAACATTTAACATTAGTATAGCTGGGGCAAACCAGTCTACTGGCGGTCTGCAATTAGTTTCGCCTGGAAGCAGAATGCTAGGAGACGGAGATACAACTTATGGTGATCAAACATTAGCTGTTTCCAGAACAACTGGATATCTAACTGGAGGAAGAGTATTTTATTATGGTGGAAACTCTCACCCACAAGATGATAACCCGTCGCATGTTAGCTTTCTTGGCTATGCAGCACCTGGAGATATTTATTTAAGTAGGAAAGCATAATGTCTGTATGGAGAAAGTCTAGCTCAGCAGATACTGGCGCACATGTTGTTGAAGGCTGGGTTAAGCTTAGAAGTATATGGAGAAAGTCTAGTTCAGATGACTCTGGCGCACATGTTGTTGGTGGCTGGGTAAAAATGAAAAGCATATGGAGACTTACCAGCAGCGGACTTTGGGAAAAAATATTTGGAAGCGCAATACCAAATACAGCTACAGCAAACCCACCATCTTTAATTTTTATTTCACCCGAAGGCCTTGAGACCATAGATTCTCCTTTTAATGGAGACAAAATGTATTTAGTAAGAGGCGAATGGAATGAAGAGCCTACAAAATTTACTATGTATATACAAAAATCAGATCCTCCATATTCTACATGGACAGATTTAATAACACCTGTAGTTAAAGAATATAATGATTATTCACATGCAGATTATCTATATCAAGTCCCAGTGAGCGCATCTAACAGGCCATTAATAACAAAAACAAATGTGCTTAATAAAGTAAAATTTAGAGGCAAAATAAAAGCTGAAAATAGTAGTGGGGAAGCTGATGTTAATTTTCCAGCCATAGGAATTGCAGCCAGATACCTTTTTAACATATCATCATTTGATATTACAGATGAAACAGAAACTGCAGTGGACTTGTCATGGACATACGATCCAGCAACTATAACAGTTTCTCAAATTCCACTGTATATGTGGTCTCAAGAAATACAATTATACAATAGTCTCGGTGTACCTCAATTTCAAACCCCACAAATAGTTTCGTTGTATTCTAATTCAATTACAATAAACGTACCTCCAAATTTAAATCAAAATGATAGCTATCAATGGGAACTTTCAATTATAGCTGATGATTATTATAAGGATTTTACTGGAACCAGGTACTCTGCAAATGGACCAACTCAGGAGCTTGCTTTTATAGATTGGCAGCCAGGAATAATTGAAGATCCATCAATTACATTTTCAAACAGAACCAAAGAATCATTTTCTGTAGAATGGTTTTCTGCAAACGCAACATCTTATGAGGTAGATATAAAAAGGAATTCGACTGGAGTTTCCTTGTCTGGATATCCAGTAACCACAACAGATACATCTGATGTATTGTCTGGACTAACAATAAATGCTCTTTATAATGTATCCGTCACTGCGCTTGGAGGAAATGGTATTCCTCCAAAAGAAAGTAATACTGTAACAGAAAGCATTAGAACTCTTAATTTAGGAATTCAGGCTCAGCTTTCTCAAGCATATGAAGCCACGGCTACTTCATTTAAAGTTCAAATACTAAATTATCAAGACATAAGCACATTTGATATATCTGTTGAATGCACAAATGGAAGTGCTTCACGCTCTGGAGATACGATATCTGTCTCTGGAGTATCTCAAGATATCCCATCATGTGTTTCTGTTACAACATCTAAAATAGATAATGTTGATTTGACAGCATTTTCATATGATTACGAGACATCGGTAGATGTTTGTGAAACAACTGGAACATGGTATTGTGTAACATACTATCAAACAACACCAGTAACTTGCTCGACTTTTCAATCTCCAACAAATGTAAGCAAAAATGGAACTGGATACGTAACAGCATGCTACACAACACCATCGTGTTGCGCTTCAACCGTATATAGTGAATGGAGTGCTTGTTCATCTAGCGGAATAAGAACTAGAACTAAAACAGAGAATTTTTTAAATTGTACGACTACAGTTACAACTGAACAACAAAATTGCTGGTTCTGCACAACAACTCCAAACTTTAACTGCGGTACCTGTAGTTACAAAATTGAGATATCCAATATATCCACAAGTGGTTCTGGATACGCAATTACTTGCAGCCAAAGCGGCTACCCAACTTGTCAGGCAACCTGTGTTTGCGATACTGCATCGGATAATGCATGTGGTGGATGGAGCTTTTATGGAGCTTGCGTTAACGGAGTCAGAACTAGAACTAGAACCTGTCCTGCTGGGTCCCCGTGTGCAACTTCTCAAACAGAACCATGCAGCATATGG